AAGAAGCAAACGCTGAACGTCAGTTGTCATTCGACATAGGAGAAGTTTAATAATAAAAAGGTTGACATTCTTTGCGAATCACTATATAAAGAATGTATAAGTTAGATGAAAAGAAAGAGGTGTCGAATATGACAAATAAAGTTATTCTTACAGATTGTGATGGTGTGCTACTTGATTGGGTTACACAGTTTCATGATTGGATGACAAGTAAAGGTTATGTACAAGAAGTGAGTGATATTTACGATATCAGCACAATGTACGGTATTGAAAAGCAACAAGGACGTGCGCTAGTTCGGGAGTTTAACGAAAGTGCGTGGATGGGTTTTCTCCCAGCATTTCGGGATGCTCGGAGTGGAGTTGCGAAACTTGTTGAAGCTGGATATCAGTTTGTTGTTATCACTTCATTGTCTCTTGATGAAAAAGCTCGTTTGCTTCGGATCAGTAACTTGAAGAATATCTTTGGTAAAGATGTTTTCACTGATGTTATTTGTCTTGACACTGGTGCTGATAAAGATGATGAACTTGTTAAGTATCAAGATAGTGAACTGTACTGGATCGAAGATAAAACTGAGAATGCTGAATGTGGATTGAAGTATGGCTTGAAGCCGATTATTATCACACATGAACATAATAAAGATTGTAATAATCCAGACATTGCTCGGTGTGATGATTGGGTAGAGATTGCTGATTTAATTCTGGGTTAGGGGTTTCTTTCTTTCTGACTAACCCAAATGTAAAGGGGAGCTTAATGCTCCCCTTTTTTTATAAATATATTAAATATATTTAATCATACTTTTGGGAGAGATTTAATGAGTAAATTTAGAGGAATTAATTGGAACAACGCTAGTTTCGGTGCTAAACTCATAATCAGACGTTCTATTGATATAGCTGAATTAGGAGACTTAGGTTCAATTGCCCAAGATACTTCTGATTTACCAACACGTGGTGCGGCGCATAGAGCAGATCACGGTGGCTCAACATCAGCAACACGTAGTCACACAGATTTTCGTAGTATCGCAGGTCAACATAGTAATGTAGTTGATACACAAGATATGGGTCTTATTTCAGAAACTACTTCAACTCATAGAATTTGGAGTTCTACGGGTGCGATTACAGATGTTGTAACTTCTGCACCAATGACACTTGATAATCCACCAACACTTCAAGCGCATACATTCACAAGTCCAGCATCTACCAACACGTTTACTGTTCCTGCAGGTGTTACATCAATAACGGCAGTTGCTATTGGCGCAGGCGGCGGGGGCGACTACTTCCAAGGTGCACAAACTGTTTATATGGCTACTAGTGGATGGGGCGGGGACCTATCATACGCAAATAATATTCCAGTGACACCAGGCGAAACACTAACAGTTCATGTAGGAAATACAGCTCCGGGTGAAGGTAGTTGGTTCTATGCCGGCTTCCAGAATTACAGCCCGACAGTTGGATGGGCAGGTGAAAGTAGTTGGATTAAACGTTCAGATGGTACTGTAATATTACGTGCTAAAGGCGGTAATGGCGGCGGAACAGTTTCGCATTCTTACAACAATGATAGTAATATCGGCGATGTATCATATTCTGGTGGTAGCGGTACTACTAGCGGCACCGGCGGTGGTGGTGGTGGTGCGGCTGGTTACGCAGGTGACGGTGGGGATGGTAATCCAGCATCAAGCACAGCAAGACTACCATCTGCTAACTCAGGCGCAGGCGCAGGCGGAATGGCAAATCAAGGCGGTGGTGGTGTCGGACTTTACGGTCTAAGTAACACTGCAACATCGTCGGGTGACGGCGGCTCAGGCGGCGGCAACGCAGGCTCAGGCGGCGTCAACGCAGTTGGCGCAGATGGTGGCTTATATGGCGGTGGTGCTGGCGGCGGTACTACTTTCTACAACAAAGGGGATAGTGGCCAGGGTGCAGTTCGTATTCTATGGAATGGAAACGCATCATTTCCTTCAACCAATGTTGGTTTAAGCGATGATGAACAATACAGCGCCTAATAGAATAAAATTATTTGATGATTATAAGGGGAGCTTAATGCTCCCTTTTCTTATTTATGATAAATACTATATATTGTTATGTTATTAAGGAGACTCACAATGGCAAATAAATTCAGAGGTACTACTTGGAATAATGCAAGATTTGGACCTAAGATACAAATAAGACGTTCAATCGACTTAGCAGAACTAGGCGATTTCGGTGAAATAACCGAAACACCATCCGATTTACCAACAGCGGGCGCAACGCATAGATCCGGTACTAAAGGTTCAAGATCAGCAACACGTGGTTATACCGATCTACAAGGACTGTTTGATACGGTAGTTGATAATCAAGACATGGGTCTTGTAGTAGATGCAGCCACTGCACATCGTATTTGGAGTTCAACAGGTGCAATTACAGATATAGTAACAGAAGCACCAACTGGTATTCTTGCTCCGTCGAATACAGGCGATACAGGATCAGGCGATACAGGATCAGGCGATACAGGATCAGGCGATACAGGAACAGGCGGTTTTGGAGCAGGTGATAGCAATGGCGACGGTTTAAGTGATTGGTCAGCATCTACACTAGCATATACATTAGACAATCCAAATCCTTATGGTACAAGTACTAATGATAAGTTTGGCTATTCAGTTGCAGTCGATGGAGACTATGCTATTGTTTCTGCTATTTATGAAGATGATGCTGGTGGTACTAATTCTGGTAAAGCGTACATATTTGCTGTGGATGGTACGCTAGTTCATACATTAGATAACCCTAATGATTTTAGTTCAAGTGCCAATGATCAATTTGGTGACTCAGTTGCTATATCAGGTAACTACGCTATTGTAAGTGCATCCTATGAAGACGATGTAAGTGGTTCTACTTCAGGTAAAGCATACATATTTGATGTAACAACTGGTGCTCTAGTTCATACACTAGACAACCCGAATGCTTATGGCACAAGTGGTAATGATTACTTTGGTCGCTCAGTCTCAATATCAGGTAACTACGCTATTGTAGGTGCTTATGCTGAAGACGATGCAGACGGCAGTAATTCTGGTAAGGCGTATATCTTTGATGTTGCAACGGGTGCTCTAGTTCATACACTAGACAACCCGAATGCTTATGGTACAAGTGCTAGTGATTTCTTTGGCGGTGCGGTAGCAATATCAGGTAACTACGCTATTGTAGGTGCTGAAATGGAAGATGATGCTGTTGCTTTTGAAAATGATGATGGTGATGAAGAATTTATTGTCGGCCTTGGTAGTGGTAAAGCATACATCTTTGATGTAACAACTGGTGCCCTAGTTCATACACTAGACAACCCTAATGCTCATAGTAACAGTGACGATGATAACTTTGGTAATTCAGTAGCAATATCAGGCGACTATGCTATTGTAGGTTCTAACGAAAGCGATAATGGCGGTGACTATTCAGGCAAAGCATACATCTACGATGTATCAACTGGTGCGCTAGTTCATACATTAGACAACCCAAATCCTGCTGGCTCAAGTCTTGGTGATGAATTTGGTCGATCAGTAGCAATATCAGGCGACTATGCAATTGTCTCTGCGACAGGAGAAGATGAGTCGCCGAAAACGCCGACTAATTACAATTCAGGAAAAGTATATATTTACAATGTCACTTCAGGTGCCTTAGTTGAAACATTAGATAATCCAAATGCATATGACACCGAAGTAAATGATAGGTTTGGTCGATCAGTAGCAATGTCAGACGGCCGTGTTATTGTTAGTGCATATGATGAAGATGATGCTGGTGGTACTAGTTCAGGTAAAGCATATATCTTTACAGCTGGCTGAGATTTTACGCATAATACTACAACAGTACAAAAATAAAAATAAAAAGGGGAGCGCAATGCTCCCCTTTAATGTAACTAATAGTTAGTTTGTTACTATTCATCTTCTCCGTAAATTTTTAGAACTTCTACGACAGCAGGATGACGCTCTACATCCATCATATCAAATCTACTGATTGCGATGTGGTTCATGTTTGCTTGTTCGTATGCTCTTGTTAGATGCATGAAGTCAGATAGACCATTTTCGGAAAACCCTCTATCATGCTGTTTTAAATCACCGGTAACAATCATTTTAGTATTATTACCGATACGAGTGAGTAACATTTTCATTTGCGACTTAGTAGCGTTCTGCATTTCATCTGCAATGATCCAAGCGTCTTCAAACGTTCGACCACGCATGTATGCAAGTGGTGCAATTTCTATAATGTTCTCTGCTAACATTCCTTCAATGTCTGCAACAGAAAAATGCTTCTCAAAAATATCAAATATTGGTCTTGTCCATGGCGCCATTTTTTCATTTAAGTCGCCTGGTAAGAAACCATGTTGCTCGTCTACTGATACTGCAGGACGAGTGATTACAATCTTTTTCACCTCTCTTTCCATGAATGCTTTAACCCCCATCAATGTGCATAGAAGTGTTTTACCAGTACCAGCAGGACCGATTGCGAAACAGATATTATTCGACGGATCAGCAAGTTGATACAAGTAATCTTCTTGTGCTACATTTCTAGGTAAGATTGTTGGGATAGTTTTTTGTCTAAGTGGGACAATGCCTCGATTAGAACTCTGGTGAGCATCGCGGCTGTGTTTGCTATTTTGTTTTTCAACACGTTTTTTTCGTGCCATAATTTACGCCTCCAATAGAGGGACTAATATTTAGAGAACAACTTCTCCTGCCCTCACTATTACTTATCACCTGAGGATTGGAATATGACAACGTATATAAACTATTGACAAAAAAAGTTTTATGTTGTATACTTGTATTATTAGGGAGAATACAGATGCGGCTAATTGCAGGACCTTGTCAACATGAAACTCTAACACGTAGTGCAGAAATTGCTAAAGAATGTAAACGTGTATGCGACAAGTATGGTATTGATTATTATTTTAAAGCAAGTTACGATAAAGCTAATCGTACAAGTGATAAAGGTGTACGTGGTATGGGAATGGAAGCCACACTCACTGACTTCTTAGCACTTAAAGTATTGCTCAATGTAAAAACATTAACAGACGTACATGATTACGTTCAAGTAAAAAGAATAGAACATGAGTTTAAAGATGCGGTTGATGTATATCAGATACCAGCATTTTTATGTAGACAAACAGATTTGATTAAAGCTGCGTGTGCTACAGATAAAATTGTTAATATTAAAAAAGGTCAGTTTATGGCACCTTGGGATATGAAGGGTGTATTAAGTAAATGCGCAGATGCAAAAGAAGTTTGGATAACAGAAAGAGGGACAAGTTTTGGATATAATACTTTGGTTAATGATTTTACTGGCATCAACTACATGCTTGACAATTTTAGCAATATTGTGTTCGATGCCACTCACTCAGTCCAGTTACCAGGAGGACAAGGTTCTAGTAGTGGGGGTAATCGCAATTACGTTGCAGGTCTTACTAGGGCTGCTTCTGCTATGGGTGTCAGTAATTTCTTTTTAGAAGTACATCCAGATCCAAACAGTTCTCCATCGGATGGACAAAATATGTTACGCTTAGATGATTTTGAAAGGACAGTAGATGAAATCCACCGCTATTCTTATACCCGCTAGATACGAAAGTGAACGCTTTCCAGGAAAGCCACTTTGTGATTTAGGCGGTAAGCCAATGATTCAAGTAGTTCATGATCGTTGTAAGGAATCCATTTATGATGTATATGTATTAACTGATGATTCAGAGATCGCTGGTTGTGTTAAGTCTTTTGGCGGCAATGTTTTAGTAGATACCAATGTATATGCCAATGGCACCGAAAGATGTGCTGGCGCAATCAAATCTAGTATCTTTGATAATTATGACAGATTTGTTAATGTACAAGGTGATATGCCTGATGTGACATTAGAGATGATTCAAAAGACTATATGGTCTTTGAACCGCTATTCGGTATCTACTATGGCTACTGCGATGCCAGAAAGAGAACAGAATGATCCTAATATAGTTAAGTTAGTGAGAGCAGCAGATAAGTGCTTATGGTTCGGTAGAGGTATGGTTGGATATGGTGATTGGCATTTAGGTATTTACGGATATAGACGTAATGCACTAGAAATGTATCCTAGCTTGTTTAGTCCACGTGAAGAACGATTGGAAGGATTAGAGCAACTACGTTGGTTAAAAGGTGGCTGGGATATAGGTGTTTTCCCTTGCGAGTTTAATGGTACCGAAATCAATACACCAGAAGATGCGGAGAGATGGAATGATAGCAGGTAAAGTGTGGGGCAACACTGAAATGATAGAGTCAAATGGAGCGTTAGAGTTTCATCGTATCGAAATGAATAAAGGCGGTGTATGTTCTAAGCATATGCATGAGTTTAAATGGAATGGCTTTTATGTTGAGTCAGGTACAATGCTGGTACGAGTATGGCAAAAGGACTATGATCTAGTAGACACTACTGTATTGAATGCAGGAGACTACACTAAAGTAAAACCTGGACTGTATCATCAGTTTGAATGTTTAGTAGATGGGGTTGCATACGAATTATACTGGGCAGAGTTTAATCATAATGATATCGTGCGTGAAACAGTCGGACACACATAACAAACTATTTTGATAAATACATTTAATAAATTGGAGTTATTATAATGTCTGACATGAACCACGCTGATATCGTAGATAATCTACGTGATATTGATAAAAATGGTACATTACTTGATATCTTGCTAGAATTCGAAAGTGTTCTAGACAAGCAAGGCCTGTATGCATATAAGAACTGGAAACTAGGCGAAATCGCTGAAGGTCCAAATCTATCACGTTATTGGCTACACACAAAACTTATGTATCCATATAAAAAGATGCCCGATCCAAAAGGCGCAATGCGTTTAGATGCTATTGGTTGCGAAATCAAATTTAACCGTGCTACATTAAAAACACCAATTACACCAAAGTCACCATCTGACCTAGATAGTCAAGGCAAACCAAAGATGAAATCACACGATGTATGGTTAATCGATGTTTGGATGCCTCGTAAGTTTGTAGATGAATTTTCAGACGATAAAATTAAAATTGGCGATGATGAAGTTGACATGGAAGACTTAAACTCAGCATATGATTCAGGTTTAGACGATGAATCAAATGTTAATCAGCAGCAGGAGATGTAATATGAAATTCTCACAAATCATCGAAGGCGTTGAACACGGCGACCTACAATCATTGATATCATCAAACGTAAGCGTTGCAGAATTTGAACCAAAGACTGGCACAGAAAATGATGTAGTAGTAATTGGGTTCTTTTGTAAAGATGAAGCTCCTGCACAAGACTTAGCATCTTTTATAGAAAAAAGTGTTGTAGATATTCTTGATACAGAAGTATCTCCTAACCCAGATGATAACGGTTTTTATATGGTATTTGTTGAAATCGAAAATGAAGAACTAATGAAGAAAACGTTTGAACTATTAGAAGATGTGTCACGACTAGCAGAAATTGAAGAATGGTCTATTGATTTCTATGAAGGTTCAGAATTAAACATAGAGACAAAACAGATTGCACAATGGCTAAAGAAACAGCGTTAGAATTCGAAGGTAAAGTGGTAGAAGTCCTACCAGGAAGCCGTTTCAAAATTGAACTAGAAAATGGACATCAGATTATGGGGACATTATCTGGTAAAATGCGCAAGAATAATATTAAAGTTATTCTATACGATAAAGTTAAAGTTGAAATGACTCCATATGATTTAACAGTAGGACGTATCACTTTTAGGTACAAATAATGTTTATATTATCTAATATCAAAAAATATATTATACTAGCAGGTATACTAGGTGCAGTTGCATTTGGTGCTTGGAAATATTATACCTATACACAAAATCAAATTAGAATTTTTGCAGAGAATGCCGCTGTTGCAAAACAAGCACAAGCACAGACTCAAGCGGCATTGGCACAGACTCAACAAGACTTAGCACAAGTAAGAGAACAGTTTAATGTTGTCAACGATAAGTTTAATGCGGCAGAGCAAAGAGTTGATAACTTAGAACGCAAATTATCTGAAAGTGATATAAACTATCTCGCATCACGAAGACCTGGATTAGTAGAAAAAGTTATTGACAAAGCTACTGTAAATGTGTTAAGATGTTTAGAGATAGCAAGTGGGAGTCCACTTACAGAGGAAGAAATAAATGCCACACTACCTTCAAAAATCAACAGCGAATGTCCTGACATTGCTAACCCTAACTATAGGCCTTAGTGCGTGTTCGGCAACTCCAGAAAAAATCGAATACACTCCAACTCCAATTGACAGACCAACATTAATTCTCCCGCCAACGCAAATATTAGATTTGAAAAAAGTTGACTGGGTTATCATTACTCCTGAAAATTCAACCGAAGAGCTAGAAAAATTAATAGCTACTGAGCAACCCGTGTCTTTGTTTTCATTAGATGCAGATGGTTACACAGCGTTGAGTATTAACATGGCACAGTTGTTAGAATTAATTTCACAGCAAAAAGCAGTCATTGTTGCATATGAAGATTATTATAATAATGCAGAAGAGCAATTTGACGCAGTTGAAGAATGAATCCGTACACTGTCCTGGGAATCAATAAATATAGTAGTAAGGAAGAAATACGGTTAGCGTATAAACGTCTTATGAAAAAGCATCACCCTGATAGCGGAGACGGAAATACACAAAAACTAAATGAAGCTAAGTCTGCTTATACACAACTAAAAGATAAATCTATAAGGACTGCCTTGACAGTGGACATAGTTGTCCCTATAACACAAGCAGAATTAGCTTCATGTTTAGGACAAACAAAAACATTTGAAATACACGATGTGTTCTTTGAAGTTATTGTACCATACGAAACTAGAATGGGTGATACAATTATAGTGAAGAATATTCTTCCAGATACGATACTAAAGATTAAGTTTAAGGAAAAACATGAGCAATAATCAACCAGATAGAGTTAATCTCTCACTTGAACGTGCTGTACAAAAAGCAACCGAATTATCACATGAATATGTGACTCTCGAACATTTGCTCTACGCAATAATTGAAGAACGTGATGTATTAGAATTATTATCTAAGATGGAAGTAAATCTTCCTGAGGTTCTAATTGAACTTGAAGAATACCTAAGTGAACGTGATGATATTACAGTTCATGGTTCAGGCTTAGCACCGAGACAAACACTTTCAATTGACCGTGTATTCAATCGTGCTGTAACACAAGTTATTTTCAGTGGTCGTTCAAAATTGCATTGTCAGGATATACTTGTTTCTCTACTAAGTGAAACTAGTTCTATGGCATATCATATTCTACGTAAGAATGGCGGCAATCGCAGTAAAGCAGTTGAGATTATTCAACGAGATTTCTATAAGCAATCCGGTACTGGAAGTCAAGTAGCACAAGGACAAGGAACAAGTGAGAAAGTTAAGTTTGAAGACTTTTGTGAAAACTTAAACAAATCTGCGGCTGAAGGAAAGATTGATCCTGTTATTGGACGTACAAATGAACTAGTCGAATTGACAGAAGTTCTAGCAAGACGTAAGAAGAACAATGTAATCATTGTTGGTGAGCCGGGCGTAGGTAAAACTGCTATCGCTGAAGGACTTGCACTTAATATTATCAATGACGAATGTCCAGATATTCTTAAAGGTAAGATTGTATATTCACTAGACGTTACATCACTTGTTGCTGGTACAAAGTATCGTGGTGAGTTTGAAGAACGTGCTAAAGAAATCTTTGGTCAGCTTGAAAAGAAAGATGATGTAATTCTATTCATCGATGAAATTCACATGATTATGGGTGCTGGTTCAGCAGGTGGTTCAAACATTGACATCGCTAACTTGTTGAAGCCACTACTTGCTGGCGGCAAGCTACTAGTCATTGGTGCGACAACAAGTGAAGAATACAGAGAAAACTTTGAAAAAGACCGTGCGTTACAACGCCGCTTCCAGAAAGTTGTTGTTGAACAGCCAAGCAAAGAAGACACAAAGCTAATTGTCAAAGGCCTAAAGAAGTACTATGAAGAATTTCACGGACTTGAGTATGATGAAGATGCAATGGACCTTGCAGTTGATTTAGCAGAACGTTACATGCATGGTAAATATAATCCAGATAGAGCAATCGATGTTATTGATGTGGCTGGCGCTCGTAACAAACTACACAAGATCGAAGGTAAGATTGGTCGTAATGCTATCGAAGCCGCAGTATCAAAAATTACACGTATCCCGATGGATATGATTGACGCAAAAGAGAATGCTAATTTCTCAAGTCTAGAAACAAATATTAAGTCTAAGTTGTTTGGACAAGACAAAGCAGTTGGCGCACTAGTAGAATCTATTCTAGTAGCAAAGTCAGGTATGCGACCGACTAACAAACCAATCGGTTCATTCTTGTTCGTAGGACCAACTGGTACTGGTAAGACAGAACTATGTCGCCAGCTTGCGGCAAACTTAGACGTAACACTAAGAAAATATGATATGTCCGAATACATGGAATCTCACTCAGTATCGAAACTGATTGGTGCCCCTCCAGGTTATGTAGGACATGCAGAAGGCGGCGCGGGCGCAGGCAAGTTAATCAATGATGTAGAAGAAACACCTAATTGTATTGTTCTACTTGATGAAGTCGAAAAGGCTCACCCAAGCGTAATGAACCTCTTACTTCAAGTTATGGACGATGGTCGATTGACTAGTTCAACTGGTAAAACAGCAGACTTTAGTAATGTAATTCTTGTAATGACATCTAACTTGGGTGCCGCTCAAAAATCAAAACGTGCTATCGGGTTCAGTAATGACCACGATGATGCGTCAATGCAGGCAGTTAATAAGTTCTTCTCTCCTGAGTTTAGAAATAGACTTGATGCAATGGTAGAATTTGTTGCACTACAGCGTGAACATATCGATATGATTGTTGACAAATCTATCAACGAACTTAACGAAATGCTGGCAGATAAGAATGTACGCATTGAGTTATCTCCAGAAGCAAAAGTTTGGATGCGTGAAAAGGGTTACATCCCAGATATGGGTGCGCGACCTCTACAACGTGTTATCAATGATAATATCAAGAAGCCACTATCAAAAGAGATTTTGTTTGGTGCATTGATTGATGGTGGAATCGCACGTGTTGAAATAGTTGACGATGCCGTGACTTTCTCATATGTCTAATATTCCGCTAATCAAGTCATCAAAACTGTATTACGGAGAGTATTCGCATAAAATCTCATACAAGAGATTATATGGGTTTCCAAATCAATCTGTTCTAAAAAGTTACAACTTTAATCTAGTAATAAGTAGTGACAGTTATGGTTGGTGGGGAGACCTACCAGAAGACGATGAAGAAAAGCAACGCAGAACAAATTGTGTACAATTTCTTAAAGGCGTCGGCAATGTAAAGTTTATGAATAGCAATTGTACCCATGTATATTTCAAATCAGAAAAAGACTTTGATAAAGCAACTAAACGATATACTGAACTTCAACTAGAACATCATGTTCCAGTTATTGACAATCTTGTAGAAGTTATCAATGGCTTCGAAGCTAATATTGATTTAAAAAAGAATTTATATCATAAAAATTATCGATACAAAGTTAATATACGTTTCAATAAACATTTAGAAGAAAAGCTAGGTCCTTCATTATACGACATGTACGCTGATAATTCTAACTATCGTCTTAATCCTAATATGAAACGATTTGATCCTACCCATGATGGTACAAGAACATCTTTTTCTGGTTATACCTACACATTTAGACATTCTATATATAATACCTATGCAATTTATTGCAGAGAAAAGATTGACATGGAGATGTTAACCTTTGTCGCAGGAGAGAATATCTCTAAAATCACTAAGGCAGTACTCATTGACGAATTAGATAAATAAGTATGAAGTTATACTATTAAACTACAAGTTAATGAGGACTAGTAAAATGGCGAAAATCAAAGAAGAAATTCTAATCATCAGAGTTTCAACAATCACAAAAAATGGCGAAGACAAAGAGAATCTTCTTAACGGCGAAATCTCTGCAACAATCGAACAGGTTGTAGCAGAATTGATTGGTGATGCCGCGGTAGTAGAAGTCGAAGCAGCAACAGAATAAGGAATTTAGAATGGCTCGTAAAACAACAACGCTTATGCCAAACAGTGGCACGAACTTGAATGTGACTGGCGATGCAGTACCGGGTGATAGTTATTATGGCTACACAGATGGTATTCATACTGTTGCAGTATACGGCCAAAACCTTACTGGAAGAATTAAAATTCAAGGAACACTGGCAACTCAACCAACAGATGATGATTGGTTCGATATTCTGTTAGCTGGTCTTCCTTACAAAGATTATTCAAACTATACTGGTGTTGAAGGTTTTACGTTTACAGCAAATCTAGTATTTCTACGTGCAATTCTTGATAGAGATGCGCTAGGAATTACAGACGTATCGACTGCCGGCTGGGTAGAAAAAATATATTTGAATTACTAAAGGGACAAGAGAATGAGTATTAATGCGCAACCATTTAACCCTACGTTTAAACTAATTGGCAACCTGCAAGAAGACCAGGTTCTAGTTTATGACGTTAGCGAAAATGCTTTTGTAAATGCAGCTGGTAATGGATCTGGCGGAGCATCTAACATACTAGACAATGTGTTAAACACAGGTACTGGATTACAATTAGCAGAAATTACAGGATCAGCGATAGAAATGAAATCTATCATTGCTGGTGACAATGTTACAATCACTGATAACGGAGCGGCGCTTGTTTTTAGCGCAAGTTTCGAAGAAAGTATTCAGAGTGGTACTAACTTAGGTGTAGGCAATGGCATCTACGCTAATGTAGACGGTGCAACAAATCAATTACAGTTTAAATCCATCAGAGTAATGGGTGACTTGCAACTTGCAGATGATGGTCAAACAATCACTATCACTTATGTAGGTTCAGGCGGCAATGGTGATATAGATTTATCAAACTATTACACAAAAGCAGAGACATTATCAGAAGAAGAAACAAATGCAAAATACTTGAGACTAGATGCGCATTCTCTACCGACTCAAGACAACATGTGGGACATTGGTTCAGCAGGCAAACGTTTTAATGATATCTATGCAGAAACACTACAAGGTACAGCGGTACTAGCAGAAAATCTTACAATCACAGGTAATGACGGTGACGTTCTAACATACAGCGGCGGGCGTTGGGTAGCAGGTCAAGTAACATCAGAAGGTACTACGGCTACTCCAAATCTCTCATTAAATGGAAATCAACTTACTATCGCTGGTGGCAACACAATCACTCTTCCCGTTTATCAGGATACTGATAACTTTGTAAGACTAGATGGCGACTCATTACCAACTCAAAACAATGTGTTTGATATTGGTTCCGCAGAGTTCCGCTTTAATGATGTATATGGTGAAACATTCCAAGGTACAGCAGTTCTAGCAGATAACCTAACAGTAGCAGGCACAGCAGGACAAGTTCTAACATATAATGGAAGTGCATGGGTTGCAGCTGATCCAACAGGTGCAGGCGGTGGAGACAATAATGGAGTCCCACAAACATTAGAATTAAATGGCACTACAATTGCAATATCTGGCGGTAATTCTGTAGACTTATCAAGTTTAGTTACAGGTGGCGCTCAAGGTCCAGCAGGACAAGATGGCGCTGATGGCGCTCAAGGTCCAGCAGGACAGGACGGTGCTCCAGGCGTTGCGGGACAAGATGGCGCTGATGGCGCTCAAGGTATTCAAGGTGAAGTAGGCCCAGCAGGTGCAGATGGAGCAACAGGCCCAGCAGGCCCAGCAGGTGCAGATGGAGCGCAAGGCGCGCAAGGACCACAAGGACCACAAGGACTTACAGGTGATACTGGTCCAATAGGTCCAGTTGGACCTGCCGGAACAACAGATTATAACGAACTTACTAACAAGCCAACAATTCCATCACTTGATGGTCTAGCAACACAGACATGGGTTATCGATCAAGGCTTCTTGACAACAGATAATGACAATCAAGGTCTTGTTTTAACAGGTTCAACGCTAACAATTACAGGTAGTACTACAAGTATTGACCTGTCAACAATTATTCCGGCACCGTTCTCTGGTTCATATGATGACTTAACAGACCAGCCAACAATCCCTACAATCCCTACAAATATTTCTGACTTTACAAACGATGCAGGCTATATTACATCAGCCGCAGTATTCTCGGGATCTTATAATGATCTAACTGACACTCCTACGGTACCAGTAAATCTAAGTGACTTAACTAACGTATCAAGCAACACTCCAGCAGACGGTCAGCACTTAGTATTTGACGGTGCGACTAATCAGTGGAAGCCAAGTGCAGCTTCAGAAGGTAGCGACAATGGTTATGGTGATGCAGACGCACGTAACGCAATAACAAGTGGTTTAGGTTTAGCATATAATTCATCAACTGGTACAATGGCCCTTAATGCATCACTATCTAATTTACTAGATGTTGATACAACTGGTATTACAAACGGTCAAGTTATTAAATGGAATGGCACACAGTTCGTCCCAGGCGATGATACAGTATTAATATCTACTGACCAATTAGCTGAAGGTTCAACTAATCTGTGGTATTCAGATGCAAGAGTCGATAATGTCATCAATCAAAAAACTACGACAGATATAGCAGAAGGTGTAAATCTTTACTTTACTTCTGGCAGAGTTAATGATATACTAGATTCTAATATCATTGCAGGAACAGGTATCAATATTGTTACTGGAAATGACAATGTTAAAACAATCTCAGCTACAGTTTCAAGTTTAGACTTTAGTAATATTACAAATACGCCGACAACTCTAGCAGGTTACGGCATTACAGATAATGTTCAGGGACCGCAGGGTGAAACAGGTGATACTGGCCCAAGTGGCCCAGCAGGTGCACAAGGTATTCAAGGACCGGTAGGCCCTAAAGGAGATACTGGTGATACTGGTTCAGCAGGCCCGATTGGCGCAACTGGTACTCAAGGCCCACAAGGGCTTAAAGGTGATACTGGTGATGCGGGAGCAGATAGTACAGTCCCAGGTCCGCAAGGCCCACAAGGCTTGCAAGGACTTAAAGGCGACACTGGCGATCAAGGTCCTGCGGGCCCAGCTGGTGCAGATAGCACAGTTGCAGGCCCTCAAGGTCCAGCTGGTGCTGATGGGGCGCAGGGTCCACAAGGGCTTAAAGGAGATACTGGTGATACTGGTCCTCAAGGTCCAGCGGGACAAGATGGTGCAAGTGGAACAACAGATTACAACGCACTAACTAACAAGCCAACAATCCCTTCAGATGTTAATGACTTAACAGATGCAGACGGTCTATTAGGTGGCGGTGGCTCATCAATCACTTCAATTAACGAATTGAACGATGTAAACACAGCAGGTATTCAAACCGGTCAGTTCTTATCATGGGATGGAACACGTTTCGTAGCAACAGCACAAAGTGGTGCAGACTTATCACTAGAAACTCTATCAGAGTTAGGTGATGTTGCAACAGACACGCCAAACTCAGGCGATGCTCTTGTGTGGAATGGGGCATCATGGGCTCCGCAAGCAGTATCATCTGGTTCAGGTGGTAGTGGTACAACAGCAGAATACTTCAAGTTGAACTATTCAACATCGGGTGCGCTTGAAAGCATCACCAATACAACAAGTGGCGTTTCAGCAACTATTGTTTCAACAACAGGTGGAGACGTTGAAGTGACATTCAGTGGTTATACATTCCCTCCAGCAGGTGTTCTAATCTATGGTTACTCAAGAGCTACTAACGAATATAACATGACTCCACTAAACAAAGATATTACAACACGTAAAATCGCGGGAGGTGGTTCAGCAGGTTCTCCAACAGCATTCGGTGCTATGGGTTCTCTGACACTTACATTAAAACTACGTGAAGCAGAATCAGGCGCATCACGCTCTTTCGGTACACCAACCCATGCGTGGGTTATGTTCACAATGATCTAATAGGAATAACGACAAATGGCTTTCAAGACTAGTGCAATCGATTTAAATGTCCCAGCAAAAGTTCTTCCTTGTACAATTACTAGTGCTACTGCTTTAGACAGTTGGGCACATGATGATGGCAAGGGTGACCCGTGGTGGAGGGGCGCAAGTAATCCAAAAGCATATCGATGGCAACTTGAAATGACAGTGACAGCGACAGCACACGGTTCTCATTTGACAAGAACAGATAAGATGTTCAATGGCTACGATGTAGTTGTTGGGGACTTTATCGGTGGCGCGGCAGACGGTAAAGCTCTACAAATTACAAGTATTGAATCGAAAACAGCATTCACTGTTGTGTGTACAGTGGAAGATATTCTACGTTACAACACATTCAGAAGTGCATCAGGTTCAGGTATTTTTGCAGTTCCAGGCCAGGGTGTTATCTTTCAGATTAATGAAAACGGTCACCCAATGCTTGATCCACTGCCAACAGGTATCGTATCAAGTGACTTCTATGCTAACGTAAACTCTCGCTTTCAGTATCTTAATCCACAGCTAAACGTTCTTATGAAACAAGACAGTAATGGGTTTGAAGAGGGCGATGTTATCTGTTTAAATCCAGATACTGAACTATTCGAACTATCATCACCAGAGAACATTGACAGATTGGTAGGCACAGTCGTACACCCTGGTCCGGGACCGCATCAGTTTATGATACGTCCTGCTAACGGCATTATTGATTTTGTGCCGGGTCTTCCAGGTTCTATAGGCGACTTTATCTATCCATCTATCGACTCAACAGGCGATTTAACTACAGAAAATACTGGCGTTCCAATCTTTATGCAGTTGACTAATGCAGTTCCAAGTATCATTCGTGGCAATGTAACTGATGGTAATGCCACTGCCGGCGATGTAATTGAAATTAATAATGTAGACGTTATGTTTACAACTAGTACATTGGGCGATGTAACAGTTCCCAATGCGGTAACAGATATCAATCAATCTACATCTCAGCACAAAGTTAGTGCAGAAGCAAGCCCTGCTCCAAATGAAGTTAGTTCTGATATGGGAACATTCGGTTCATCGTATGGTCTAGTTGGTGGATTCCCTCCGTTTGCGGCAAGTTTCAACGGATCAGTCGTTACCTTCTCAACTACAATTGCAGGACAAGCGGCATACAATCAAAATGTTGCGATTGCAGACGATATGGCAGTTGACATTAATGCGGCAAACATCCCTAACATTACGGCAAGAGCATTAAATGGAATTCTTACAATCATTCATGGTCTTGGACAAGATATTACAATTGCTAACACACAGAACGATCCAAGTGGTAACCCGTTTGCTGGTATGAATTCTATCTCAAGTATCAACACAACAAATGTTGGACAAACAGGTTCATATGTACTACAGCTTTATCGTCAAGACGGCGGCGAAATCATCATCAAAGATAAGACTGGTTCGCCAACATTTGATTTTGGCTTAACATCAGGCCACAATGGTTCTTATGCTCTAGGTCTAAACATTGAACAAGGTATACGTAAGGCAGGGACATATGTTGTTCGCAATCTTGCAGAACGTGCTGCCTTACCCAATGTAATGATTGGTGACCAAGCATATGTACTAGACACTGGCGAAGGCGAGTGGGGTCTATATCTTTGGGACGAAACAGATTGGACTTTGATTGCAACACAAGATAGTGCGGCGACAGATGCAAACTCATTGTCATACACATTCACATGTCCAATTGAAGGTTTCGGAACTGCACAGACGATAATACTAGGAAGAATATCTGATAATTCAAGAATTGTTAGTGTTCTAGTAGAAGTGCTAGGATCGATGCAAGGATACTCAGGTGGTGTCCCATCACTTGAAGTTGGAACAGCAACAGATCCAGATAGATTTATGAGTGACTATGAAAATGATTTAGAATCTACAGGCTCATACACAACAACTCCAGACTTCCATTATAGCGGAGAAACAGAGTTAGAAATTAAAGCAAACCTTGAGCATTACGATGCAACAGCAGGTGAGATTAAAGTAACAGTATCATACATCTAATATATGTATGTATATAACGAAATTTATCCCAGTGATAAATAACTATGTAGGGAGCTTAAACTCTTTACACTTTCATTGTCTGATGTTCTCTTCCAGACGATTTTCATGAAAAACTAAAGGAAAAGCATAATATATGTTTATCTATAACTACGGAAATTCTTTTGAAATCTGATTTCTCAGGAGTTGTCGTATTACCTCTATCTCAATTCGTGAGATAGCGGTTTTAACAAGCTATTTTAAGGAGAAATAAATGGCTGATATTAAAAACTTCGGTATTCGCGGCATTGGCTCGGACGTACAGTTCGGCAAAGCAGGCGGACGTGTTGTATATGATTCAGGTAACTCACTATTTAAAGTGACAACTGATGGTTCAACACTAGGCAACATGAATGTTGCAACACCGACACTAGACGATCACGCTGCTAACAAAGCATACGTTGATTCAGTTGCACAAGGTCTTGACGTAAAAGACTCAGTACGTGCGGCATCAACAGGTGACGTTAATGTAGGTACACCGGCATCAACAATGGATGGTGTAAATCTAGTAGACGGCGACCGTGTACTACTAAAAGACCAAACAACTGCATCACAAAACGGTATTTACGTTTATGCATCAACTGGTCTAACACGTGCAATCGATATGGACGCAGCTGGCGAATTCGTTGGTGCATTCTTCTTTGTTGAAGAAGGTACAGTGAACTCTGACCAAGGTTACGTTATGTCTGCAAACGGTACTATTGAAGTAGGTACTACAGACATCGAATTCACAAAATTCACAGGTACAGGCCAAATCACAGCAGGTGACGCTCTTTCAAAGAACGGTAACACACTGAACGTAAACGTTGACAATACATATGTAATGGTAGACGGTTCAGACAACCTAACGATTAAAGGTACATCAACAACTGGTGAAGTACTAAAATCAGACGGTGCTGGCGGCGTAGCATACGGCGCACTAGACCTAACAAACCTGAACGCAACTTCAGGCGCTCTACCACTAACACGTGGTGGTTTAGGTGTAGATGCATCACAAACAGCAGGTAAAGCAACTGCACGTGATAACCTAGGTCTAGGTTCAATCGCAACACAAGACGCAGATGCAGTAGCAATCACAGGTGGGACAGTAGACCTATCAGGTGGTACGCTAACACTAGCAAACGACCAAATCTCAGGTGACAAAATCTCAGGTGGTACAATTGACTCAGCTAACCTTCAAGGTGGCACAGGCAAAACTATCTCACAGTTTGACATCACTCTAGGTGCTGGTAAAACACTTGACGTAGACGGCGTTCTAGACGTAGACGGTGCAGCAGGTTCAGCAATTGATAACGTAGTTATCGGTGCGACAACTTCAGCGGCTGGTACGTTCTCAACACTAGCATCAGATTCAGTTGACCTAAACGGTGGTAACATCGACGGTACAGTAATCGGTGCAACTACAGCAGCGAATGCAAAATTTGTAGATACAGATATCTCAGGTACACTGAAAGTAGATACAATTGAAGCATTTACAACAGATGGCGACATCACATTTAACTCACTAATCGTAACTACACAAGGTATTAACGTTGCAAACGCTGGTATTTCAAATGCAGGTACAATTAATGCAGGTACAATGTCAGTAGACACAATCATCGAAAAAACAGCAGACACTGGTGTTGAAGTTGATGGTGTAGTTCTAAAAGACGCTGGTGTAGCGGCAACGGGTGTTTCAACATTCGCTGACCTAACTGCAACAACAGCAGACATCAATGGTGGTACAGTAGACGCAACAGTAATCGGTGCAACTACATCAGCAGCTGGTACGTTCTCAACAATGACAACTTCAGGTGCAGCTATCTCAGGTGGTACAATTTCTGGTACAGATATTGATATGACTGGTAAAACACTAACATTCGATAATGACTCTATTTCAGGTGACAAAATCGATGGTGGTTCAATTTCAGACTTCGCATCAACAGGTATCGATGACAATGCAACTTCAACACAAATTACTGTTGCAGACGCAGAAGTATCATTCGGCGCAGACGTTGCGATTGCTGGTAACCTAACAGTATCAGGTTCACTAACATCAGTAAACACAACAAACACAGAGATTGCAGATAACTCAATCGTTCTTAACAAAGGCGAAACAGCGGCAGGCGTAACAGCAGGCACAGCAGGTATCGAAATCGACCGTGGTACAGCAGACTCAGCAACACTACAGTGGAATGAGACTGATGACGTTTGGGAATTCAAAGTAGGTTCAGCACTAGCAGACCTAAAAATTGGTTCACAAGCAATGGACGCAATCTCAGTTGATACAATCAACGATCTATCAGGTGCTGGTATCTCATTCGCAGATGCTATCTCAGGTTCAGATGCAGACTTCTCAGGTACAGTATCAGCAGATACAATTGCAGAACACACAGTGGGCGCAGGCGTAACAGCAGATGGTGTTATCATGAAAGACGGCGTTGTAACAGCAGGTCTAACTTCAGAAGCAGGTGATACAGTAGACGTATCAGCAGCATCTCTAGTACTTGCAGATGACCAAATCTCAGGTGATAAAGTTGAAGGCGGTACAATTGCTGCAATCACAATCTCAGCACTGTCAGCAACATCAGCAGATGTTGATGGTGGTACAATCGACGGTACAGTAATTGGTGCATCAGCATCAGCGGCTGGTACTTTCTCAACACTAGCTTCAGACTCAGTTGATCTAAATGGTGGTGCAATGGACGCAGTTGTAATTGGTGCAACAGCATCAGCAGCGGCAACATTCTCAACTATGACAACAGCAGGTGCTGATATCAATGGTGGTGCAATCGACGGCACAATCATCGGTGGTACAGTAGCAGCAGTTGGTACATTCTCAACAATGAACACAGTAAACGCACAAATCACAGGCGGCGACATCACAGGTGCAAACCTAACATCAGATGTTGTTGACTTTAACGGTGGTGCGATTGATGGTGTTGTAATTGGTGGTGCAGTTTCAGCAGCAGGTACGTTCTCAACACTAGGTTCAAACAATGTAACTCTAACAGGTGGTACAGCATCACTTGCAACAGTAACAGCAACAGCATTGAACTCAGGTAATGCGACACTAACTGGTGGTACAACAGCAGGTATGGATATCGATGTAACAGGCCAAACTCTAGCATTAGACGATGACCAAATCAACGGTAACAAAGTACACGGCGGTGTAATTTCATCAGCAGACCTAACAGGTTCAGCTAATGCAATGACTGGTTATGATATCACAGTAGGCGCAGGTCGCTCACTAGATGTTGCATCAGGTACACTAACACTTGCAGATGACCAGATTTCTGGTGATAAAGTTGACGGCGGTTCAATCTCGAACTTCGCATCAACTGGTATCGATGATAACGCAACAGCAACAAAAATGACACTAACAGATACAGCGGCAACATTCGCAGTAGCTGGTGATTTTGGTGCAAACACACTTGCAGCAGGTGCAGCATCATTCGCTTCACTAGACGTTTCAGGTGACGCAGTAATCAACGGTAACCTAACAGTTTCAGGTGCAGTAACAACTACACTATCAGAAACAGTTGCTATCGAAGATAACATCATCTCTCTAAACTCAAACGAAGCAGCAGCTCCAACGCTAGATGCAGGTTTTGAAGTAGTACGTGGTACATCAACAAACGTATCATTCCTATGGGATGAAACAAACGACACATGGACACTAGGTTCAGAAGCACTAACAGTTGGTGACGTAACAGCGGCATCACTAGAGCTAACAACTGAACTATCACGTTCAAATGGCGGTACAGCAACAGATACATCTGCATACGCAGATGACTCAATTGCTCTAATGTCAGGTGCAGGTGTAGCAGAACTAGCAAAAGGTGCTAACTCAACAGTACTAAAAGTGAATGCATCAGGTTCACTAGGTTACGGTAAAGTAGAACTAGCGGCATCAGAAGATGTTAATGGTGTACTAGACATCGTAAACGGTGGTACAGGTCTATCAACAGTAGGTGCTGATAACACAGTACTAATGTCAGACGGTTCAGCAGCAGGTTACGAATATGTATCACATGTACGTAATGGTTCAGGCGTAGCAGTAATTGATGCATCAAATGCAGCATCAGGTACAGCAGAATACCTAGACATCACAAATGCAGCAGGCAAACTAACGCTAACATCGAAGAATGCATCAGGCACAGGCGCTGTAGATATGTATCTACAAGGTCAAAATGGTGGTGACGTATTCATCGTAGGTCAATCAGGTGAAGCTCTAATTCAGGGTGAAGCAGATACAGACCTAACAGTAGCAGGTGGTGATTCATCAACAGGCGAAGCAGGCGATCTTATCCTTAAGGGTGGTAACGGCTCAGCAAATGGTGACTCAGGTGCAGTAATCATCAAAGGTGGTAACGGCGGTTCAACTGACGGCAACGTACAAGTACTTGGCGCAGATGACACAGCAATTGCAACTTTCGTAGAAACTGCATCAGCAGCAGACAACTTCGTAATGACGAACGGCACAGGTGGCGTAGAGCTATCAGCAGCAGGTTCATCAGCAGATGTTAACATCGTACTAGCACCAAAAGGTGATGGTCTGGTAGTAGCACCAGCAGGTTACGACATGTCAGCAGGCGCTGGTACAGCTTTCGTTACGAAAGACTTTGTTGAAGGTACAACAGCTGGTTCAGACGACCGTGTTCTACGTACAGCATTCGCAGCAAATGGTGGTTCATCATTCACTGTAGGTACAGTACAGAACGTTGGCGGCAAAACTTACTACGTATCAAAAGTAACTGTTAAAGTTACAACTGCATTCGTAGGCGCAGATGAGCTAACAATCACAGACGGTACAAACACTCTAGTAGGCACGAATGACGTTGACCTATCAGAAGGTGGTATCTTCATGATTGATCTAGGTTATGAAAACGCAACAGCAGGTGGCGCTTCGCTAACAGCATCTATCGGTAACGGTGGTTCAGCAGCTTCACCAACAGTTGGTAACGTAATTGTAACAGCAGAATACAAGCAAATGTAATCTTTGATTACTAAGTAAGTATTTTAGTTTTACTAAAATGGGAGGGGGCTCGAAAGGGTCCCCTCTTTTTTGTGGTTGCAAGAATCATAAACTTATGATATAATTACGTTATATGATAAATAGATTAAGATAACAAACTTAACGACAGAGTTAATTCTCTGACTTTATAACATACACAGAACGTTGAGGAACAAAAATGGCGATTACGTTAAACGCAAAGGGTACAAGTGTACCATATTTCAAAATCGGAAAGAGTGGTACCACACTCTTTCAAGGTGATGAAGACCCACATGTAAACGATGGATATAATGTACAAACTAATGATATTTGGTTTGATACCGCAGGAAAAACACTAAAATTTAGAACTTCAAGTCAGACCTGGCAAGCACTAGCAGAAGCAGATAAAATCTCAGAAATGACAGATGTTAATCTTGACGGGTTAGCAGATGGACACTTCCTACGATATGACGGTATAAGTAATTCATGGACTACACACGCGGTTGCTGGCGGACTTGCTAATGATTGGGGTTCAATCGTAGAAGAGACTATTACAGTAGACGGTTATACAGGTGATATTTGGCAGTATGATGCACATACTAATAATCTTATTCATACTGGCCCAGTTGATATCAATGGTATATTAACAACAACTGCAATTGTATCTCCGACCATTAATAATATTAATACACAAATTTCAAATCTAAAAACTGATGATATTACAGAACAAACAAATCTATATCATACAGAAGCTAGAGCTAGAGCGGCAATTTCAGTAAGTGGCGGGAGCCTGTCATATGATAGTACAACAGGTGTTATTAGTTACACAGATAACGATAGTAGTTACGCTACTAAAGTTGGTTACAATCTAGCAGATGAAACAGACACAGCATCAATTGTTCTAAATCCAGGAGATGCAAACACACAAGCAACATATCGTGGTGATGTAGTTGATGATAATGGAAACATTATTGTTGATGTATCAAGCGCAACTACTACATTTACTGGCGGACTAGCAGGTGATGTATATGGTGATGTTTACAACCCAACTGGTGCAAATAAAATTTTAGAAAGCGGAACTGGTAATTTAGATTCTGCCTTAACAGTTGATTCAGCGAACACCACAACATTAAATGCAGGCACTACTAATATTAGTGGCATTGCTACATTTACTGGCGGTAGTGTAGACTTTACAGGCACTCAAACAATAGGTAATTGGAATGGTGCAGTTTATGACAGAACTGGTTCTACACTTATTATCGAAGACAATGCAACACCAGGTCCTATTGTTCATGCAGACTTAGAAGGCGATGTTACTGGTGATGTTACTGGCAATTTAACTGCTACTGATTCAATTACTCTTCCAAAAGGGACAGCGGCACAAAGACCATCTACTCCAGTAGAAGGAATGATGTGGTTTAACACAACTACAAAGAAATTCGAAGGGTATGATGGGACAGGTTGGATCGTATTCTCGCCAGAAGATTGGGGTTCAATCTAATATTCACTGCAAAATTTAATGAGATTAAGCCCACTATTCTACGCAAATAGGTGGGCTTTTTTGCACCTTATAACATAACTACGAACTTAAATGATAAATACAATAAGAGAGTGAGAGAGGAGACATGTTATGAATAAGAATGGTTTATGGTGGAATGCACCAGAATATTTTAGCAGATGGAGACTATTCCCACGTGCATTTATTTCAATGTACATCTATTTGTTATATGATGTAGTACAGTGGTTTATGGCATTGCCAGATCCTAACACACAGCAAGCGGGTCTTGTATCTGTATTAGTTGGTTCAGGTGCCGCATGGTTTGGTCTTTACGTTAATTCAAGTTCAACTAAGTTTGAAAGTGTTGAAGTCAGAAGCGGAAACACTACTATCAAATCAGTAGATTCACGTGACACTGCAAGAGAGCGCAGTGCAGTTTCTTCAGCAGAAAGAGCGGAAGAAAGATACTACGAAGAAGAAGGCAGATAAAAATGAAAAAGAATAACTTCAAATATCACTTGCGTGTTGGTCTAGATGAAGAATTGAGTACACACGATATCAAAGGTATCATTACTGTACTTGAGAAAACAATCGCCAACATCTTTGAGGCATCTGAAGAAGGTACTGCGGTTATCTATCATACATTTAATAATAAGAACTTGTATGACTTTAGAATGAACCGCGCAGTAACAGAAGCAGAAGCAGAAGTTATTCTTTCATTAATCAACGAGTGGACTGAAGATGACTATACAATGGAAATCACCACTAGTGAAAAATATGACTTACCAGAAGGTGAGATAGAAGCAGATATAACTGCTATGAAACATAATAGATGGCTTTCAGAGCGTGTTTCTGAAGGTTGGAGATATGGTCTAGAATTTAATGAATCAAGCAAGACGGACCCAAGACTAAGACCGTATCACGAATTGTCAGAAAAACTAAAAAATATGTAGTTTTCTCTTGACTCTAACAGCAGTATAATGTATTATTAATACTGATATATATAGGTAAACAAATGTCCGGAACAAAAAGAGTATATAATCTAGAAGAAAAGAACTATTTCAAGTTCTTTGGGATCGAAGAAAAGCAAGATATTAGTGTGCGAAGTCTTACTACGCATTATAAAAAAATTGTAACCCTACTCAAACAAGATAACAAGTTTTTAAGTAAAGATAAGGTAGCATTTGCACATCGTGCATTTGAAACACTTGCTGATCCAATCAGTCGTGCTAAATATATTTTAGAACTAAATGGTGTAGAAAATGATGTGAGAGATGGCGCATCCGCAGAAGATTTTTTGTTTATAAATAACTTGAATGCGCAGTACGATGCATCCAATACAGTTGACGACATTCTGAATTTCATTCTAGAACTAAAAGAACAGACTTCATTCATCAAAGAACAAATTCAGTATTGTATTGATGAAACCCATAACTTTAATATGGCATCTGGGCTATTGAACCGGTTCTATGAAATCTCAGCAATACATGATAAAACAAAATTAAAGAAACATGAACTAGAACTAGGAATCAAACATGTTGTATTTGACAAATGACGCTGAAAAACGTATCATTAAATGGCTAGCAGATAACAACGCAAAATCAATTAAAATCTCAATGAAGACCGCAGGCTGTACAGGACTAATGTATGAAGTTGTGATTGCTGATGGTTTTAATCCTACTACAGATTTTGCATCTAAATTTGATGGCTTTGATATTATTATCGAACATCAATATCTACATGCACTTAAAGGTGCAACGTTAGATTACATAACAGAAGGTTTTAACTCACACTTTGAAATCGTTAATAATCCTAATGAGAAAGCAAAGTGTGGCTGTGGAGAAAGTTTTTCAGTATGATATTTACAGAAGCGGCGGCTGAACGTGTTAAAGAAATTATCGTAGAACAAGATGAATCACCAGATACCTCATTGCGAGTATTTGTTGAAGGTGGTGGGTGCCATGGGTTTAGTTATGGATTCGGCTTCGAAGCTGATATAGCAGATGACGATACTATATACGAAACCAACGATGTTAAATTAGTAGTTGACAGTATGAGCATTATGTATCTAGATAGTGCAACTGTAGATTTTGTATCTAGTATACATGGTGACAGATTCGTTATTGACAATCCAAGTGCAAGCACAACATGCGGTTGCGGATCTAGCTTTTCAGTTTAAATTAAGGAAACGAAATGACAATTAAAGAAAAAATTTATGAAATCGTTGCAAGACGAACTAAAACAAATATTTCTGATCTTGATAACGATATGAGTTTAAAAAAGGATCTTGGTGCAGACAGCATAGATACCGTAGAAATTATGTTTGATATTGAAGAATATTATACCATATCAATTGATGATATAGATGCTGAAACGATAAATACAATTGACGATGCAATAAATATTGTAACAAAATTAGTCGAAAGTGGCTAAATATTCGGAGACACACAATGATATTCCTAAGATGGTGGTTATTCTTCTGCCTAACAATCTTAGTAGCAACAGTTAGTTACTACTTTGGTTTTTTCAATGAACTATATAATAAAGATGCAACAAGATTAAGTTTCGTTATTATCGCAATATATATTGTGGCATCACTATACGTTGGTATGCTAACTAACAATCAACGTATCGGCAGAGACTATAAAACCGGAACAAATGTATCTTGGTTTGCAAGTGAAATGCTATTATCACTTGGTATGATTGGTACCGTCGCTGGTTTTATCTTAATGTTGGGTGATAGCTTTGGTTCTATCGATACAGCTAATCCAGAAACATTAAAAGAAGCATTAAGTTCAATGGCTCTTGGTATGAGTACAGCACTATATACAACACTAGTAGGGCTAATCCTTAGTCAGGCTCTAAAGATTCAACTTGTTAATCTAGAGTCTGGAGCGGAGAATGACTAAGCGTAACAATGATAGATTTAAGAGTACTACCGGTCTAAATGACTTGTTATTCAATCTTCTTGTCGGCTTTGTGTTCCTATTCATCGTAGCATTTCTACTAATTAATCCACCAACTAAAAAAGAAGACGCACCAAAAAAAGCTGAATATTTGATTATTATTGAGTGGGATGAAACTGCAAATGATGATGTTGACTTATGGGTCAGAGATCCACAAGGTGTAACAGTATCGTTTACAAATAAGACTGGCGGACTACTCAACTTAGAAAAAGATGACCTTGGTATGTCCAACGATAAATGGCGCAAACCAGACGGCACTGTAGTTACTATCCCAATCAATCGTGAAGTTATTACAATGCGTGGTATTGTGCCTGGTAGATATCAAGTTGCGGCGCATATCTATAGTAGAAAAATAAAATTATATACTTTACCAGATGGCAGGAAAAGAGGTGAAAGAGATACTACACCGGGAACTATCATTGCTACGTTAGTTAAGATTAATCCTTACGGTGAAGTATATACAACAGTACGCCAATATGATGCTAAAGGACAAGTATTCCCACTATTTAATTTTGAGATAGACGCAGATGGAAAACTTATTGCACTTGATGAAGACAAAAATAATATTGTTATGAACAGAAACGGAGCCGGCGAATAGATGGATTACATACCAGCATATAACTTTGACTTACTGCCTATATTACTAAGTATTGTATTTCTTTCAATCGTAGTACTATGGGTGGCTATTAAAAATTATCAGAATTTTCTATTGATGTTCTTAATTATACCACTAACTATCTTTAGTGGTTGGACTGCGTACTCTACTGTTGATAATCTATTAGGATATCCTGTATTAGATGAAGTACAGCCTGACTCATTTTACATAACACATCTAGACGACCCAATGGGAGATTTTATATTTGTTTGGTTAGTTGTACCTGGCGAGTTAAAGCCAAAATCTATTATGGTAGTTAATTCAAAAGAAAATAAAGAAGCGTTGGAAGAAGCTAAAGAACAACAAGAAAAAGGCATTCCACAAATGCTAAGGCAAAATTTGGAAAAGGGACAAGGGCAAACTCGAGGTGGCGAACTAGAAAGCTACGACTTTCAACAGCAAGGAGTCGAAGCAATGAAAGATGAACAACGTCAGCGAGAGGAAAATGAAGAACCTCGACAGCTACCTGGAAAAGCGGGTAGAACATTAGATACTCCACCAGTTGTCGATGGACGTCCTACATTAGATGCAAAAAGCAAATCTGAAATACCAGAGTCATATCGTTTTATTAGAGAATTTAACGTAGGCGGAAAATAATTATTAAAAATAACAAAAACTAGTTGACAATAATATTCACTTGTTGTATAAGTAACATATAGTGAGTAACAAAGAAAGGTATGAGTCGATGGCGCCTGTGAAAGAAAAAATATCTGAGCCACTAAGCACTATGGAATGGTGTTCTATTGGAACCCTATTGTTTGAGCTAAGTCTAATGCGATGTATTGAAAAACCTTCTAATGAAGAACAGGTAGTAATTGACTGGATATCTAATCGTATTTCGTATCTAGAATCAAGAAAAGGCTAATACATGTCAACTAATGTTATCGATGCTAGGGAACAATTCCTTAGTAAAGCAATACTTGATGGACTTGAACAGTTCATTGATAGAGACCCAAAGTATCATCCATATTATCTTCTAATAGAAGAAGACGGTGACCATTTTATAGAATTAAGATTACGATGTGCAGAGTTAAATTCTGACATTGTTTTAGATAAAGCACCAACGCATATCATTGAGGAAAGAATTAAAAATGGAACATGTATCGTCAACATCAACGGCTGAACTTCGTGCTACAATGGATAAGATGCGTAAGTGGCGCAAACCTACATATGCACAGCTAATGGACTTTTTGCATATCTACTCAGAATTGTCTATTAGGAACGAAGTCTAAAAAAATTGCATAAATAAAAGTAGAAGTTAATAAAGAAAGTTCTTGACGAATCAAACAGAGTTTGCTATACTAAGAACATAGACAAAGAGGAATATACACTTCACTACTCGGTGAAATTATTTTCAAAAAAGTTTATAAAAAGACTTGACAAACTACACTTAATACGCTATATTAAGTATATAAGTTAAGCAACGGGTGAGAGCGATAAATATCTCCGTGTAGATCAACGGTCAGTCTGCAACGCTATTTGACAATTTAGATACGGTCTTAGATGCAAATCGATGATAGACAAAAGTAAACTACTTTTCTCAGTATCCGAACAGAGGGCGGATCACCTGAAAGTTCAATACTAGTTTCAATCAAGCTAGAGCAGCAATGTCAATAAGGCTGTGCGGTACGATTGAAGATACTAGGGGTATTGCGAAAAGTAGTTTTTGTTCCCTGTTAGCTCAGTTGGTAGAGCAACTGACTGTTAATCAGTTTGTCGCTGGTTCGAGCCCAGCACAGGGAGCCATTTATTACGGAGAGGTGGCAGAGCGGTTTAATGCACTGGTCTTGAAAACCAGCGTGGGTGAATAGTCCACCGTGGGTTCAAATCCCACCCTCTCCGCCAGAATAAATTATCACTATACCAAAAGTGATAAATAAAAGTAGAAGTTAATAATGCTCCTATAGCTCAGTTGGTAGAGCAACTGATTTGTAATCAGTAGGTCCGCGGTTCAAGTCCGTGTGGGAGCACCATCTTATGACCCAAGGTCACTGTACTGGTCTTGTCACCTGTATACACCTGGGTCTTCCTAATAATGCGCCTGTGGTGAAATTGGTAGACACGCTAGATTTAGGTTCTAGTGCTTTACGGCGTGGGGGTTCAAGTCCCTCCAGGCGCACCAAATGTTTAACATAGCCAAGGTCCTAGACGTTGTGAAGCTACAGGCTTTGTATGTAGTTAGAAAGCTAGGAGACCTGTCAGTAGGGTCTAAACTGACACTCATTCGGGGGTTTAGCTCAGTTGGGAGAGCGATTGCTTTGCAAGCAATAGGTCATCGGTTCGATCCCGGTAACCTCCACCATATATGTCAATGCAGGTTAGCTAACAGTAACAGATATTTCAGCAGGCGTAAATATCAATTCTGTGGTAAGGTTCGAGTCCTCAATTGACACCAAAATACTCCTACTGTTATGCTGCATCATTGTAATAGTAGGGAAGGGGCACAATGCAGGTGCTCCGAGAGATTTGCGGGTGTAGCTCAGTGGTAGAGCATTTCGTTGCCAACGAAAATGTCGTCAGTTCGATCCTGATCACCCGCTCCAAGATTGCGAGATTAGCTCAGTTGGTAGAGCGCCTGCTTTACACGCAGGATGTCAGGAGTTCAAGTCTCTTATCTCGCACCAGCTTACAGAGACATAGCTCAGTTGGTTAGAGCATTCGCCTGATAAGCGAAAGGTCGGTGGTTCGAGTCCACTTGTCTCTACCATGTGACAATAAATTACAACTACGCGGTTGTAGCTCAGTTGGTTAGAGTATCGGCCTGTCACGCCGAGGGTCGCGGGTTCGAGTCCCGTCAACCGCGCCACTTATTACTAATGGAACGTAGCATAATGGTAATGCATCGCTTTTTGGTAGCGCAGAGTATAGGTTCGAGTCCTATCGTTCCAGCCACTTTATTTTATAGTACGCTCCCTTCGTCTATCGGTTAGGACGTCAGGTTTTCAACCTGAAAAGAGGGGTTCGATTCCCCTAGGGAGTACCATAAAAGATAAATAATTATAAGAAAGCACTTGACATTCGGTACAACATGTACTATATTAAGTGTATAACAAAGAGAAAAGAATCACATGTCAAATACTACATCATATATATTAGGATGGCCGCCAAGAGATTGGGGAATGTTTTGACGTGACTTTTTAACAAAAGTTATTTTAAGCAAGCCCCTAGTGTTAATTCATTAGGGGCTTTTTTTATAAACACACTATGTCCCACTGCAATGGGAAGTTTTGCAGAACATAGATCCCGAGGATTGAAGTTAGTGTGTTTTTAAAAAATGAGGGTGTAGTGAAATGGTATCACGGCTGTCTCCAAAACAGCAAGTAGGAGTTCGATTCTTCTCACCTTTGCCAAAATTACTCGGTGTAGCTTAGTATGGTAAAGCGCCTGGTTTGGGACCAGGAGACCGTAGGTTCAAATCCTACCACCGAGACCAAACGATACTATTGACAAAATAAAATAAATATAGTATAATATGAGTTCTATTAACTTAAAGGTAGATTGCATGGAAGATGAAGAAATAGATGAAGACCAATGGTGGAAAACTTTTTTCGATGATCCATGTGATGATATAAGCGGAAGTTTACTTTACCTATGGTTTTCGTATAAGTCAATGGAGGTTAGCTAACAGTAACCTCCACCACAACTAGTCCACTGTTACCCTGCCACTTCTTGCAATGCTAGGGTATAACAGTAACGGTGAATGTTTACACTGTGAGGCAGGTTGATCGCTGCCAAGGGCATTAGGGACTTAGGACAACCTTAACCGGCTCTCCTTTGGTGTATAGCCACTTTATCCTGCCTATACTATGACAATAATTTAAAAAAAGTAAAAAAAGTTCTTGACATTTGTTCTGAATCAATATAATATCATAATATAGGTAAAACAAAAGGACCACAGATGAAAGTTTACATTGGATATGACGTGTCTTATGACGGTGGAATGGGAATTTCGCGGCACGTGGAAAAAGTTTTTGATTGTGAAGTGAAAGCCTTACTCTGGGAAGAAGAAACGCAGGCTACCGAATATGAATGGCGCGAGTTTGCAGAAATAGACGTAGAATAATACAAGAAGCCATTCAGAACTATGTCAATGCAGGTTCGCTAACAGTAATCGACATTACAGGCGTCATGTCGTCACTGCGGCGAGGTTCAACTCCTCGATTGACCCCATTATAAGATAAATATATGTAGATGTTTGGGAGAAGCACTATGAAATTTCTATATATTGATGTTAAAAGACGCAAGTTAGTTGCTGTCTTTCAAAATACGATGGGAGAGAACTTCTATTGGAGCAAAGACGAAGTTCTAGAACAGAAAAAGAAACACGAAATGTTATCAAGTTGGGCAATGATACAACATTGTAATGATGCAATTGAAGCAATGAATGATTATAAACAACAAAAGCCTTGGTGGAAATTCTGGTAATATAACAATTATATCAACAATATAAACCCAGCTTCGGCTGGGTTTTTTGTTATCTGTTTAAAAAGATAAATACACATAAGCAATTTTAATGGGAATTAAACTACAATGAGACTATTTGATCTATTTGAGAATGAAAATACAAATCTTGTCGTTGTGTATCCGGGACGTTTTCACCCGTTTCACGTAGGACATGGTAAAGTATTTCAGTATCTAAAGCAAAAGTATAAAGGTGCACAAGTCTTTATCGCTTCATCTGGAAAAACAGATGCACATAAGTCGCCTTTTGAATTCAACGAAAAGAAAAAGATGATGATGCTTGCAGGCGTAGACCCAAATGCAATCGTACAAACACGTATCCCATATGTAGCATCAGAGATAACAGATAGATTTGATCCAGATACAACAGTAGTTGTATATGCAGTATCAGAGAAAGATATGGCAGAAGATGCAAGATTTGATTTTCCTGCTGTAGGTAAGAAACTAAAAAAAGATGGTGACCCTGCACACGTTCAACAGTGGACAGGAATGAAAGATGCACGTCCATTACGTGAACATTCTTACATTGTTACAGTTCCTACATTCACATTTAAGATCCGCGGCGAAGCAGTTAACTCTGCTACACAAATTCGTAATATGATTGCGAATGCAAATGAGCGTGAGCTAGTACAAATTCTACAAGACTTATATGGTCGTTCTGATATCCCACATGATGTAGTTGAAATCTTTAAGCGTAAGCTGGGTTCTAATACAGTAAGTGAAAACTGGGAAGAAGATTCACTATTCGAATGTCTACTAGAAGTAGAGATTATGTGGGACATGAACATACTTACAGAAGCAGATGAAGATGTACGCGGATTTGATCCAAAGACAGTTAATGCTTTGAAGAACCTAAAAACCAAGTATCCACATGCAGATAATGTTGTAGGAGCATTAGTTGCAGATGTTGAGGATTCGCAAAAAGTAAGTAAACAAAATGACATAGAACATGATATTAGTATCGCAGCATTAGAAGATAAAATAGACCAACTTGTGCAAGAGCTACAAAAACTAAAGAAGACCGAGGGAAGTACAATGAAAATTGAAGATATTGTAAATGAAGATATTACATTGACTGAAGACATTACGTTAGAAGATCATGAAGATTTTCATGAAATGTTTGGCGAACTTGCATATTGCGAGAATGGACTGTTTGAAGCAGAATATCAAGGACGCACTGTTAAACTAAACAAGCCAATGCAAGGTGACACTAAAAAGTTCAAAGTGTATGTAAAGAACCCAAAAGGTAACGTAGTTAAAGTTAACTTCGGTCACGGCGGCACAAGTGCTAAAGGCAAGACTATGAAAATTAGAAAGTCTAACCCAAAAGCACGTAAGAGTTTTAGAGCAAGACACAATTGTGAAAACCCAGGACCAAAGCATAAAGCACGTTACTGGTCATGTCGTAAGTGGTAAGGAGATAGTTTATGAAACTTAATGAATTAGACAAAGGTGTAGGTGTAACACAAGCACAACTAGATGCACTAGAAAAAGTATTAGATCAAGTCTTTGCTAAAGTAGGCATTGATATTGAATTTACACGTCATTTTATTGACCGTGTTAACGATGAACGTAACATAAAACCTATTTCTATTAAAGAACTAGCAATGTTGTTTAAAAAAGAATTCATTAAGTACGGTAAACCAATTGCACAACTAGGACCAGATACACAAGCAGTAATGAAAGATTTAGAATCTGACATTAACATTCCTTTTGCGTTAAACTGGAACGGCGAAGAACTAGAACTAGTTGCTAAAACCGTTATGCGTAAGAAAGATTTTAAATCATCTAATAAAGAATTTACAGTTGAAAGAAGTATCACAGAAGACTTCGGATCAGTTCCTCCATTAGCAGAGTTAATCGTAATGGCAGTTGTAGCAAAAACATCTGTAAGTGTTCTAATTACTATGTTTAAAGCAGCAATAAAGACTGGTAAAGGTGTTAAGAAATTACGTAAGATTGCAAACAATGCAGGTGTAGCACTAGATGCTAAGTTGAATCCTGATATGTATGAATCAACAAAAGAAGAATTACTTGCTAAACTGCAAGACGGCCAGAAGAAGCGTTTTTACAACGCCGCACTTGATGCAATGCATCGTTTAGTTACAACTAAAGGATCACGCCAATCTGTCGGCGGATATGCATTTGAGATATCACGTGCTTTTAATGGCATCGAAGCAAAAGAACTAGAGCAGATGTATAATGAAATTCACTGAAATATCTAACACAAAGCTGACAGAAGCATTTGACAATCCTTATCCATTCGAATTAATAGGACCTAATGACGCACAAGAGTATTCTGCACTTGCAAAGACGCCAAATGGCATGTTAAGAATGGACTTTGAAACAATAGATTACGATAACTTCGGTATCGATTTTTCAGTTGGTAAGAGTATGGGCAAAACAGATGCAGGCGATGAGTTTAGAGTGTTTGCTACTGTAGTTGCAATGATGAAAAAATGGATCAAGACAGTAGGCATTGAGCATGTAGAGAGTTTTGACTTTGGTGCTAACAAAGACGAACATGCTAGTGACGGTAGAGCAAAACTATACACCAGATTTGCTAAAAAACTTGCCAGTCAACTAGGTTGGAAGTTAGAACAAACCACTACAAGAGATAATAACACAGCATTCTTTAGACTAGTTAATCCTAAACCAATTCCACGTGAACAAGAGTATTGGGATGCACTAGATGAAAGCAAAATTAACGAAAATGTTTCAGCGTTACAAACAGAACTAGAACAGAAATACAATCTTAAATCTTTATTCTTAGCAGATATGGGTAAGCGCAATGCTATCGAACTACACAGTATTATTGTTAACAAAGAAGAACAAGGTGAAGGCACTGGTTCAAAAGTAATGCAAGAAATTATTGCATATGCAGATGCTAACGACAAGATTGTAGTTCTTGATCCTGGTCTATTAGACAAGCAACACGGTACCACATCACAATCTAGACTTCGTAAGTTTTATAAAAGATTTGGGTTCATTGATAACAAGGGACGCAATAAGAACTATGAATTCAGAAACTTGATGATCCGTTATCCACAGACTAGTGAAAGTGTTAATGAAGTATCAAAAGAAGAGTTTGATGCTATTCAGAATGGATACGTTGATATTGAGTTTGATAAGAAATGGTGGCCTCTAAACGATGATTATCCGCTAATCAAACATATCGGTAAAGCAATCGGCGCAACTAGTTGGACTAGTTGGGGTAAAGTTGGTGTCCCATGGTCAGAAACAGAAATGATCGGCGGTGGTGGCACGTATATGCTTAAAGGTGATTTCGGTCATATCTTGTTGGATGCGGCTAAGAGTTTTAGACCAGAACAAATTTTAATGGCACAAATATCAACTTCTAATCGTGGTGGCGGTGTCGGCGTTAAAGTTATGAACGCAATAAAGTCATACGCAGATCAAAAGGGTTTGCCAATAACAATATATAAAGTAACTAACAAAAAGTTCTTTGATAAGTTTGAATGGTTGACAAAAACAGGCGAAGACACATACGAATATAAACTTAATGAAAGTGTTAACGAAGGTTACAAACTACAACTAGAGCGTGACACTGATATGATGGTGTTGAACATTACTGACACAAAGACTGGTAAGCGCACAGAAGTTCGTGGAAAGAGTGGTTATGAAACTAACAACTATGATGCAAACGATAAGCTACATCAGTTACTAGATAAGATTAGCAAAAGTGCTAACATCAGTGAACTAATGAATGGCGAAGTAGTTGGTATCAATCCAAAACACCCAGATGGTCCAAGCGCAAAGACAGCAACAACTAAAGCATTTAATGAAGCAAAGGATGGGCTACCGGTTAAAACACTCAAAGGATTATATCATGTTGGCACATTAGATGCATCTAAAAAGCGTGATGGGTATGAGGGCGCAGGTCTAAGTGTAAGCACACATCCTGATGCTTGGAAGCAGATTGCAAGAGGTCACGTAACAGGTGATACGCATAGTGCTACAAAAGAAGGCAACAAATTCTTAGATGCACACGGTCTTTCAGCCGCACACAATGAACAAATCAAACAGTGGGCACTCGAAAATGACTACTTAGCACAACAAGAGACTGTCACAGTATGTTATTACGATGATGAAATGGAAGATGACCTTTGTTCAACTTTCAATTCAATGGCAGACGCAGAAGCAGAGTATGACGAAGAATTAGAACACATGGATGTGTCTGTAGACAAGGGCGGCATAGTTCCTACTGATAAACTGAAAAAAGAAACAAGACAAAATCGTATTGAATCAACAGGTGTGCTAGAATTTGTTCTACCTATATTTGCAGAACAGCAAGGACTTGATGGTGTTTGGTGGCAAGACAAACTAGACGTAAACAGATATTCAGCACCACGTGGTGTTATTGTTCCTAGCAAGATTAAATCTTGGAAGTTTGCTGTTAACGAAACAGCAGGAGTTGGTCGTGTTGTAAAAGGTGTAAATACAACTATTGATGTAGGCGTTGATGAAATTATCAAACAAGTTAAAAAGTTCGGCAACGATGTAGATCGTGACGGTCTACCAAAAAAGATGCTACGTAAAAAGAAATAGGTTTATATGAGTTCCTCAAATTTTAACAAAGAAGTTGAAGATATCGAAAAGGCGCCTTTGGTTAAAATAAATCCAAATGTACATGATTTATCTAAAACAATGTGCTTTAAGACCTGGAATGATATGATTATCAGTCTACCTCAGCGCACCGTTAAGTGGTGCTGCAAGACACAATATACAGAAGAACAACAGAAGCAACTCACATTTGACCTTGATATCTTAGAAAAAGAAGGATTAGATTTCTTTGTAAATAACCCAATACTCACACAACGTAAATATGAACTGAGTGGTGGGACACGTTCCGATGATTGTGTAGGTTGCTGGAAAACAGAAGATGCAAGTGGAAGTAGTGTACGTACCGAGTATACAAAAAACTTTGAAATACTATGGAAACGAAGATTAGAAAAAGCGGCACATCATCCAAAGAAAGCAATACAATTTCATCAAGAAATGCAACAGCATGATGGTTTTCGTTTTATTGAATTAGAACTTACAAACAAATGTAACATGGCATGCGCATATTGTTGGGAAGGTTCTAGTACACGTTGGCAAAAAGAAACTGGTAATAGAATGCCAGATACAGATGATGCGATATTTTCAAAAGTAATTGAACTACTTAATGAATATTGGGAAGGTGATTTAGGCAAGAACAACTATGTTAATTTTAGTCTATTGGGCGGCGAACCGTTCTTTACTAATCACATGTATGAATTTTTAGAAGATTTCATCGTTAACCTAAATGATACGAAACGTACAGAACAGCGTATAGTTGTAACCGTCACTACCAATCTAAACTTTCCAAAACACAAGTTTGATAAATTTATGGAACTCGTAAAGAGAACCCCTAATATTCAATATCAAATGCAGTTGTCAAACGAAGCAGTTGGCAAGCGCAGTGAACTAATACGATGGGGATTGAACTGGAACACTTGGGATAATAATTTAGACGCATTCTTTACAGAATCGAAGAAGCATAAAAATTTAATATTAGGATTTGGTTGCGCACATAATAGTTTAAGTTATCCTTATTTTAAAGAATACCTAAAATATATCAATGAAAAAGTCATACAGCACGATTTTCAAAGAACACTAATATTCCATACGAATTGGGTAGATAATCCAAATCATTTAGCTGTGAATATGATTGATCCTAATATGTCAGATGTTGCACAAGAAATAATCGATTATTTTGAGAATGAGTTTACTGCAAATGTATATCAGAAATCAAAATATACAAATGTATTGCGTACATTAAAAAGACATGTAGAATCCACTGCCAGTGATGAAGATAAAGAGAATGCGTTCAAGCAATTTAAAATACTTGAAGACCGTAGAAAAATTTCATTCGTAGAACAGTTTCCACACTATAATAGTATAGTTAAAATCCCGCATAAATAACATATAAGATAAATACTATTATGAAAATAAATGAAATCATATCCGAAACTTTCGCTGGCTCATTTGCCGGGGTGAACACTTCCTTAGGAGGTGGTGATCCTGCTGCGAGTATATATGCCAAGAAGCCTAAGGGTAAGAAGAAAAAAACTAAAATGGGTTACAGTGCAGATGTCGGTAATCTTGCATACAATAAACCAGTCAAAACACAAATGATTAAAAGATAAGGTAGAATAAAATGAAACTGTCACAACTAATCGAGTCTTTTGTAATCTCTAATGATGAATTCGAAGATTACCTAAACAGAGCTACGGAACAATTAACACAAGAACTACAGTCAGGTAAGAACCCACGTGACGCAGTTCATGATTTAGCATTAACATTTGCAGATCAGCACAACAAATCATACGATGCATACACACGTATGTCAGACTCATTATCAGCAAGAATGCATACGTTAGAACTAGATGGTTCAACGTCTACTGAAATAGCTCCTGCCGATATGACGAACGGACCAGAAATGTCTGACATGGGTGCAGAACCAGAGATGATGACAGATCCAATGGGTGACATGGAAATGGAAACTCCAGCACAAGACGAAATGCCAGGTGACAGTGACATGGAAGATTATGCTGCGGTAATGGACAATGAGCCAGAAGTTGAAGAATCAGTATACGAAGGTACAAAAGGTTGTGCAGATTGTGACTGGATCAAAGATGAAACTGACGGCGACATTGATACATGTGATGAATGTGCGGCAGAAAAGCGTCAAACTAATGAATCAGAAAAGCGTTGGAAGCAAACTTCAATGTCTTCAGACGATGCAATTAAACAATACGGCAAAGAAAATGTAAAAGTTAAAAAAGGCGGACTACGCAACGGCGACGATATGGTATCGGTATTTGTTGAATCACTAAATGAAGACGATGATGAAAAAGCACGTCAACGTGCGTTTGCTAAAGCAGACGAACCAGAACGTGGTGAGAAACCTAAAAAGGTATCTCTAAAGAAAGCACCATGGGAAGAGTCAGTAAACGAAGGCGATGATACAGTTAAAGTAGTCTTTAGAAAATTCGATAATGGTGATGTGATTGCATTGTTCCCAGAAGAAGAACAGGGTCGTGGACTGATTGGTTCATACATGGAAATTGGTCAGCATGGTGACGCATCTAAGTCATTGATTACTGACTTAGAACCAGCATCAAAAGAAGAATACGCAAAACTAGCCGCTGAACTAAAGCGCATTGGTTATGATATTGTTATGGCAGAGTCAGTTAATGAAGCGAAAGCATCAGTACTAGATCAACTACAAAGCATTGTAGATGACAAGCAAGCAAAGTCAATTAAGTTTGATGACGGTTCTTCAAAAGTAGACATGTTCACAGCATCAGCTATCACGCAAGTATATGCTAAAGTAAACGATGATAACAAAGCTAAAATTGAAAAAATGCTTAACACTCGTACAGGTTTAATGAAGATTGCTAAAGTTGCAATGGGTGCATTAAAAGAAGGTAAGCTAGATGAAATTCTTCCAGCAGTAGGTGCTGTAGCAGGTGGTATTGCAAGAGCAGCAGTGTCAAAAGGCATTAAAGGTGCAGCAACACGTGCAGGTATTAAAGGTGTAGCAAGCAAACTGGCACCGAACAATGAAGCAACTGATATAGCTGATAGAATTATGCGTACAAGTTCACGTCAATCATTCTCAGAGTATAACGAGTTTTATAAAGCACTAGATTCAGCAGCTAAAGCAGGTAAAAAAGCAGGCGACCATATTGAAGTTGGTGGCAAGAAAGTTAAATTGAAGTCTAATCCAAAGCAAATACATGACTTAACAGATGCAGAAATGGATAAGATTGATGCGTTAGCAAACCGTCTAAATGAGATGTGCGGTAAAAAATATAAAAAATAACTATTGACATAAGAACACCTCTGTGTTATATTAAAGGGAACTCGAATAGAGTTCCTTTTTTTATTGACCTTATGAGGAGATTAACATGTCACTAGATAGCATTTCAAGCGAAGAAAAAGCAAAACTAAAGCAACTTGTAGACGAAGGATGTTCTGTACTACAAGAAGTAGATGACCTTAAAGGTGGTCTACGTGATACAGTGAAAGCAATCGCTGAAGAACTTGATATCAAACCCGCTGTACTCAACAAAGCAATTTCACTTGCACACAAAGCAAACCTTCAAGGTGCAAAACAAGACTTCGAAGACGTAGAAACTGTACTTGAGACTGTGGGACGCACACTATAAATGAGCTATGTAGACGCCTACTACAACAAAGATAAAGATATTGTGCAAGTCGTTGAACGTATCAACGGCAAGCGCATTTATCAAGATTATCCTGCGTGGCGTACATTCTATGTACGTGACGATAGGGGATCTCATACAAGTATTCACGGTGAGAAAGTTCGTCAAGTGAAAGTCAAACGTAAGAAAGACTTGCACAAAGAACTACGTATGCATTCTGATAAGAAGATTTATGAGAGTGATATTAAGCCGGAGATTAGATGTCTTGCTGAAAACTATCTTGGCAAGGACTCGCCAAAGTTGAATGTAGCGTTCTTCGATATCGAGGTTGACTTCGATGCGGTGCGCGGTTTTGCTCCGCCAGAAGATCCGTTCATGCCGATTACTGCAATTACAGTAGCACTACAATGGACTGGTCAACTCGTAACATTCGTTATTCCGCCAGAGCATATGCGTGAAGGTGAGGGACTAGAAGAAGCACAACGACTATGTGATAAGTTTGAAGATACGTTTTTGTATCTTAGCGAAGCAGATTTGTTGAATGACTTCTTAGCTCTTATCGAAGATGCAGATGTAATTAGTGGTTGGAACAGTGAAGGCTTCGATATTCCATACACTCTTAATCGCATTGTGCGTGTGTTGAGCAAGTCTCATACACGTAAGCTATGCTTGTGGGACTTGTATCCTACTCCTAAGAAACTTATTAAGTATGGAAAAGAACAAACAAGTTATAACTTACTCGGACGTATTCACCTCGATTATCTTGAACTGTATCGCAAGTACACATATCACGAAATGCATTCATATTCACTTGATGCTATCGGTGAGTATGAACTTGGCGAACGTAAGGTTGCATATGAGGGTACACTAGATCAGTTATACAATCAAGACTTCTATAAGTTTATTGAATATAACAGACAGGATACTGCATTACTCGACAAACTAGACAGGAAGCTACAGTTCATTGACTTGGCAAACGAGATTGCACACGATAACACTGTTAACATTCAAACTACAATGGGTGCGGTTGCTGTGACTGAATCAGCTATCATCAACGAAGCACACAGACGTGGTATGGTTGTTCCAGATCGTAAGCGTAGATCATGGGATACAGAAGACGATGATTATGAACCTACACGTGAAGAAGAGGAAGCGGCAGAAGCACAGAAAGCGGCTGGTGCATTCGTTGCAGATCCACAGAAAGGTCTGCAAAAGTGGGTAGCGGGTATCGATATTAACTCGCTGTATCCTTCTATCATTCGTGCGTTAAACATGTCTCCAGAAACTATTACTGCACAACTTCGTCCTGACTTGACTGATGAAATGATTCAGACACGTATCAGAACTGGTCGCGGTGGTAAGAGCAAAGGCTTTGGTGCTGCACAAGCATGGGAAGATACATTCTCTACAGAAGAGTTTCGTCTGTTGAATGAAAAAGACAAGACACAAATAATGACTCTTGATATGGAAGATGGTTCTGAACATCAGTTGACTGGTGCAGAAGTAGCAGACTTAGTGTTCAGTGGTGATTTGCCGTGGGCTATTAGTGCAAATGGCACTGTATTCAGACAAGACGTACAAGGTATCATTCCTAGTTTGCTTGAGCGTTGGTATGCAGAACGTAAAGTACTACAAGCTAATAAGAAGAAAGCAATTGAAAAGGGCGATAAAGAAGAAATCGCTTTCTGGGATAAACGACAGCTAGTTAAGAAGATTAACTTGAACAGTTTGTATGGTGCGATCCTTAATCAAGGGTGTCGTTTCTATGATAAACGTATCGGGCAATCAACTACTCTATCAGGTCGTTGTATCACACGTCACATGGGTGCTAAGACTAATGAAGTTATCGATGGCACGTATGACTATAAAGGCAAATCAGTTATCTATGGCGATACTGACTCTATCTACTATTCAATGTATCCTTCATATCACAAAGAAATCGATAACGGTGAGATTGAATGGGATAAAGAGATTGCTCTTACTATGTATGACGAAATTGCAGATCAAGTAAACGCAAGTTTCCCTGACTTTATGAAAGACTTCTTTAATGTCCCTCGCAAGCAAGGTGAAATCATTGCTGCAGGTCGTGAGAACTTAGCAACGTCTGCTATCTTTATTAAGAAGAAACGTTATGCTATGCTTATCTACGATGATGATGGTGAACGCCGTGATGTCGATGGCAAACCTGGCAAAGTTAAAGCTATGGGACTTGACTTGAAACGTTCTGATACTCCAGACTATATGCAAACATTTCTTAGTTCGTGTTTGCTTAAAGTGCTTACTGGTGGGGATCAAGATGATATTGTTGGTATGGTCAAAGAGTTTAAGAAAGAGTTTCGCAATAAGCCGGGTTGGGAGAAAGGTACTCCTAAGCGTGTTAACAACTTGACTAAGTTCAAGAATGATGTAGCAAAATACAAGAAAGCACAGAATGCAGACTTCAAGCTACGTAGTTCAGAAGACAAGTTGCAGAAGCCTAGACTTCCGGGACACGTGAGTGCTGCATTGAACTGGAATACATTACGTGAAATGCATGGGGATCGTTATTCTATTGAGATTACAGATGGTATGAAGACTATTGTATGTAAACTCAGAGACAATCCCATGAAGATGACAAGTATTGCATATCCAATTGATGCGGATCGAATTCCAGAATGGTTCCAAGAACTTCCGTTTGATCATGATTTGATGGAAACAACAATCATTGACAAGAAGATTGACAACTTGATTGGTGTTCTGAAATGGGACTTGCGTAATGCTAGTAACAGTGAAACTTTTGAAGATTTGTTTTCATTCTAATGGCTAAAAAGACTTACACAGAACTAGTATCCAGTTTAGGGAGGAATGCTGCATCAGATGAATGCTATACTCCTCCAGATCAAGTACTTCCATTATTACCTTATTTGGATAAGACAAAGACTTACTATGAAGCGACTAGTGGAATATCTAGTTTGCTAGTAGAAGGTTTTAAGAAATACGATTACAACATCGTAGCAAGTAATGGGAAAGACTTCTTTGACTGTGAGCCAGATGATGTACATGATGGGATTATAACTAATCCACCGTACAGTATCAAAGACAAGTTCATTGAGCATTGCTATGCTCTTGGCAAACCTTTTGCACTATTACTACCTATCGCAAGTTTTCAAGGAAGCAAGCGTGGCAAGATGTTCATGGAACATGGTATGAGTGCGTTAGTATACAATAACAGAGTTGACTTTACAGGTGGGGGCAGTCCTACATTTGGTAATGCTTGGTTCATGTGGGGTATACTGCCCAATAATACTATTCATTGGGTTGATAATCCAAAGATAGGAAATACTAAAAAGAAAACTACACAAGTTGAAGAAAAATCATTTGACAACTTGTTTGACTTGTGATATAATAGTAATTAATAAAATATAGGAGAACGCAATGCGTGACATTTTAAAAGATATTGTGAAGCACACACATTCGCTTGGTATCATCCAAGCAGCAAAAGTGACAACAGACAGCGAAGCAACAACACTAGATGCGATGGACGATGATCGTACTGTTGTACTACGTGCAAAGCTACATGATCGTGTATCAGAGTTTGAAGGTAAGTTCGGTCTAGGTCGCTTGGGCGTACTGAACGGTTATCTCGGTTATGAAAGCCGCAACACTGAAAATGAAGTTGTAGGTACACATGTAGAGATTAATCGCGTAGAGCGCAACGGCGAAGAAGTTCCAGCAGAGTTTAACTTTACTATTCCAGGTATTTTGAATTCTACATATCGTGTAATTACAGCAGAACTTGTTGACGCACAGATTAAAACAGCAAACTTCAAAGGCGCGAAGTGGGATGTTGAAGTAATGCCAACACAACAAGCAATCAAAGATTTGCAAACTGTTGCAGGTATTCTATCAGCGTATGATCCATTGTTCACAGTACGTACAGTAGATGGCAATCTACAGTTTACAATCGGTGATGCATCTACAGATAAAGCAGAGATTACATTTGCTCGTAATGTAGAAGGCGAACTTAAATCAGGTTGGTCATTCCCACTTTCAACAGTGTTGACAATTCTAAAATTGGGTGATACATCATCTATGAGTATTAAAATCTCAGATCAAGGTGCAATGGCTATTCATGTTGATAGCGGAATGGGCCTGTATGAGTACATTTTACCTGCTAAATCTGGCAATTAACCTAAATAAAAGTATAACAATATACAAAAGGATACAATAATAAATGGTTAAAGACTTAGGTAAAAACAACATCAGTAGCGGATATGCAGTATTTCTGCCCGCTATTTCTAACTTCTATGTTCGTAAGGTATCACAACATTACGCAGGAACAACAGACATGTTCCCTCCTGAGCGTATCCCTCAGGGATTTGAACATGGACTAGATGGACTAAACATCTTAGACAAAGATAAAGGCTATGTGTACTATTCGCATGGTCTTTATTCTGCTGGTCATGCTGAACTAGACTTAGAAAAAACTAAAATCGAAGACGGCATGATTGTTAATCGTAATAGAGAAGAAACAGTTCTAGTAGGGGATTCAGGTGGGTATCAGATTGGTACTGGTGCTTGGAAACTAGACTGGTCTTCATTCTATGATAAAGAAGGTGATTGGGCAAAGACACGTCATGGTATTATGGCGTGGCTTGAAGAATATTGTGATTATTCTATGACACTTGATATTCCGGGATGGGCATGTTTGCCACAGTATCGTGATAAGAACGGTATCAAAAACTGGGATGAATGTGTAGATAAAACAATCTTCAATCACGAATACTTTATCAACAACCGCACACCAGGCAAGACTAAGTTCTTAAACACTCTACATGGTTCCAATTGGGATACTAGTGAAAAGTGGTATGAGAAGGTCAAGCACTTCAATGATAAGTCAGTATATGGCGACAGAGCATTTGAAGGCTATGCGATGGCAGGGGATCACGCAGGTGATGCGGAACTACTACTACGTAGACTTATTCGTTTACGTGATGATGGTCTGCTTGGACAAGCAGATCAATCAGATGTTTGGATTCACACTCTTGGCATAAGCGTTCTCCCATGGGGTGCTATGTTAACAGCAATCCAACGACAGCTACGAAAGCATGTTAATCCAAACATCACAATCTCTTTTGATGCGGCGTCTCCCTATATTACTGCATCGAAAGGGTTGGCTTATGACTATCCTGACTTGAATGGTAACGCTTGGTCTTACAAGACTAAGAAGTTGAATTGGCGTCAAGATATCAGTAATGATAAACAACCCTGGTTGTATGAAGGGGAAATCGGCTCACGTTTGAATATGCGAGATATCAATTACATGCAACCTGGTATGCTCAATCGCAACAAGAAAGAAGCTAAATCAAGTTGGGATAGTCTAAGCTATATTTTAATTCAAGCACATAATGCTGAATATCATATTCGTGGTATGCAAGACGCAATACGCAGGTTCGATCATGAGTATGAAATGTTGCATGATAAACTAGATATCAACAACATGAATTTGGGTAAAACTAACGTACTATCCGATATAGTTCCAGATAGAGTTCTGTACTTCGCTAAGTTCGTAGAAAAATTGTTTGACCCAAAAACTAAAGATCCTATGCAAATGCTAGGAGACTTTAAAGCGTTTCTACGAAAATGTGAAGGATCACGTGTCCAGAACATTTCTACTACTCCTGACTTTATGGAATTTGAAGAATCAAATGTAAAGACAGAAGAATTTGTAGAAGCAGTTAAGGGAAAGAAGAAAGAATATGAAGAACCTGAAGGAATAGCAGAATTATTCGGATAAGGAGGTATATATGACACCCGAAAAGAAACAAGCACGACTAGAAAGCCTAAGAAAAAAGCACAGAGAACTTGACAATCATATCAAAAAAGAGTATAACTTACACTTAGATGTGAATCATTTAAAATCTGAGAAACTACGAATGAAATCAGAAATTTATGCTTTAGAGCAGGAACTTGGAGATAATGGGTAGTTACTATAATTATATGCTAACAGAAACTAGGAAAGCAATCATGAAAGACGATATGGAAAAACAAAAACAAAATGCAAAACGTTGGATTTGGGTTACGTTTCAAAAAGAAGGTATTCACAAGTATCCAGCCGCATTGACAGATCCTGCTCTAGCGACAGGCGATGAATATGATGTATCTTTTTTGGGATATCCGCATCGTCACATGTTTCATTTCCGTGTAGCAATTAAAGTAACACATAATGACAGAGACATTGAATTCATTCAATTCAAGCGTTGGTTAGAAAACTTGTACAAAGATAATGTTATCGAACTTGATTATAAATCATGCGAAATGATGTCTGATGATTTGTTTGATCAAATCGTTGCGAAGTATCCAGGTCGTGATATCAAAATCGAAATCTCCGAAGACGGAGAAAACGGAGCATTAGTAGAATATGACGCTCAGTGAAGAAATTCAAGCGATGGTTAGGGTAGTACCTGATCATCCGCAACCAGGTATTATGTATCAGGATATGGCTAGTATCTTTAATCATCCGTCAGGGTTGACTAAAGTTATTCAAGCATTTCAAGAACAGAATATCATCTACGACAGAATCGTAGGATTAGATGCACGTGGCTTTCCAATGGCTGGTGCATTAAGTGCTATTACAGGCAAACCGTTTGTTATGGCACGTAAGAAAGGTAAACTTCCGGGTGAGACTATCTCAACGGAATATGAATTAGAATACGGAACAGACGAACTACACCTTCAAACTGACTCAGTGTTAGACGATGACCGTGTTCTAATAATTGATGATGTTATTGCAACTGGTGGGACACTACTAGCGGCTACATCATTGATAGAACGAATGAATGGTAACATAGTTGGTATTCATTCGATTATGGACTTGACTTTTTTAGGCGGGTCTGCTAAATTGAGAGACAAGGGTTATCCCGTGTTCTCAATTTTAAGTGAGTAACTGGTAAAACGAATAGGAATCTAATGTTATATCTTATAGACTTGGAGAGTGTTGAATCCCGCTACACAAAGCAATGGAAGACACATCTCCCCACATTGTTACGAAGCAACGGTATTGATGTTACTGTGATTGACGGTCCAACCGACATTCCAGAAGCCACTACACCTGGTGCATTTCTCAACTTTGGTGGTACAAATATCTATAAGAGCGCACAATTAGAAAAGATAGCAAAACTGATCTGTGATGGCGAAGTCAAAGATGGTGACTATTTTCTCTATACAGATGCGTGGAATCCCACTGTCATCCAGCTTAAATATATGGCAGAATTACTTGGGATAAAACTCCGTATCGGTGGTTTATGGCATGCTGGTAGCTATGATCCGCAAGATTTCTTAGGTCGTTTAATTGGCGATGCTTCATGGGTTCGTAAAGCGGAAATGAGTATGTACGATTGTTATGATGATAACTTTTTTGCTACTAAGTTTCATATTGATTTGTTTACAAATACATTCTGGGACGATGACCGTGATATCGACAGGCAACTACTTCACTCTATACGACAAGTGGGTTGGCCTATGGAATACATCGAAGAGGATCTTAGTGAGTATAAGAATATGGCGAAAGAGGACATCATAGTATTCCCACATCGTATTGCTCCTGAGAAACAGCCAGAAGTTTTTGACTACATTGCTGAACAGATGCCAGAGTATCAGTTCATTAAATGTCAGGACTTGAACTTGACAAAGCCAGAATACCACACCTTACTTGGTAAAGCTAAGTTAGTGTTTAGTGCTAACTTGCAGGAAACTCTGGGTATCTCAGTATACGAAGGTCTGCAAGTTGGTGCTATTCCTATGGTCCCAGATAGACTTTCATATAGTGAAATGTGGACTAATCACTTTAAATATCCAAGTGAATGGACTTCTTCATTGGATGCAACAAAGAAAAACATTGAAAATATTAAAGCATATATTCATATGCAAATGTCGAAGAATAGTGACCTAACTTGGACAATGAATGAAGAACTACGTAATGTAGAAAAGTTCTATAGTGGTAGTAAATTAATTAAAACAATTAAGGAAAATCTCGAATGATTACTAGTTTTATATATGTAGGTAGAGAAGCAATAGAAATAATGCTACTCACCTTTATGATTATTACTGCAATAAAAATAAACAAAACACTTATAGCAACTGCATTACTAGGTATACTACTAGGTGGTATACTAGGGTATATGATAGGCGATTTCTTATATGGTTATGATACATATATGTATGCAGGATTATCAGCTATGATGTTCTACTTATTTTTTACGAGTAGCTCATTGCCCGAAAAAATTAAATTACGTATGGAATCATTAGAAAATAAATCTGCATGTTGTGCTAAGGTACTAGGACTGTTTTTAGTTTGGCTAGTATTCTTCCGTGAAAGTTTAGAAATTTTTGTGTTTATGTTCCAGAATGTACACAATAATCTCCCATCCTGGATTGGTGCTGGAGTATCAGTTCTTTTGATAGTACTAGTATACAACTATATGAAAGTGTACGCTAATCGCAAATTTAGACCAGAAATTAAAAAACTAATGTTTAAAGTATCTAACTATGCATTCTTAGCATTTGGTATATTCTTTGCATACGAGGCACTTAGGCATTCATCATTAGTTCATTTACATCTAATATAAATTTGAAGAATGCAAAGATAAATACATATGATAGAGAGTATCCCAGCTTTCTATCATATTTTGGGAGAAATAATATGGCTCGTTACAGAGGTATGATCACCAACAACATTAAGTTTGATGCAACAATCAAGGTTCGCCGTTCGATTGACTTACGTGAACTATCAGACTTTGGTTCAATCACTGATGCAGCACAAGATTTACCAACATCAGGTGCAACACATCGTAAAGCAACAGGTGGTTCAACTTCAGCAACACGCGGACACGCAGATTTACGTGATATCCACAGTGAAGCAGTAGTTGATCGCCAAGATATGGGTTCGGTTGCTGATACAGCAAGAGACACATTAGGCTATAATGATGAACCTTATCTACACTAATTAATTTAAAATAAGTGTTGACAAAATAACCCACTTGTAGTATTATAATATTATGAGTGGGTTTACCATATCCATATCTAAAATAAAGGAACATAGTATAATGACAAAGACTTCCGAAATAAAGGAACGCTTGATTGAAAATAATATCAGGCATTGGGCAGGGGACAATATTAGTCAAGTCCTACAACCCGGCGATAAAGACATTCTAATAGATGAAGCAACAGATGCATTCGAAAATGTACTTGATGCACTTCTTATTGATCGTGAAAACGATCCTAACTCTCAAGGTACAGCAAAGCGTCTAGCTAAAATGTATTATAACGAGATTATGGCAGGACGTTATGATGCAGCACCTAGCGCAACAGCGTTTCCTAATGACAACGGGCATACATATAAAGGTATGCTAGTAGTTCGTAGCGAACTTAAATCAATGTGTTCGCATCATCATCAGCCAGTTACTGGGATTGCATACATAGGTATCATTCCTGGTGAGAAAGTTATTGGACTTTCGAAATATACTCGCATTGCACAGTGGTGTGCAAGACGTGGTACATTACAAGAAGAACTATGCAATGATATCATGCGTGAAATTATCAAAGCGACTGATAGTGAGCATGTAGGTGTTTATATTCAAGCAACACATGGTTGTTGTGAAAATCGTGGCATTATGGCACACAGTTCACTTACGCAAACAACTGTACTTAATGGTGGGTTCTTAGATGACCCAAGTGTTAAGAAAGAATTCTTTGACAACATCAAGCTACAACAGGAGTTTGCTCCAAGATGATAGATCCAAAAGTAACAAAGCTAGTAAAAGAACTTGAACAACAAATTAAGCAAGTTAACGAAACATGGGCAAAATTACAAAAGAATAATGTATTTGTTCGTGCAGAATTTAAAGGTACACATACATATGATGAACCCAAATCAATCGTAGTAACTAAAATTACTCAAAATGTTGAATATCTGAAGGGTTAAAAATATGAAACTAAGATATAGCGAAGCGTTCTATTCTCTTCAAGGTGAAGGTAAGTTTGTAGGAGTACCTAGTGTATTCCTACGCACATTTGGTTGTAATTTACGTTGTCAAAATTTCGGACTAAATAAAGATAGAGAGAAATCAAGGTATAATCCTGAGGTTGAACAACTTATTAAGGATGGAGTCCATGAGACTACAAAACGATTTGAAGACTTACCTATTATACACACAGGATGCGACACATATGCTAGTATCTATCCTGAGTTCAAGCATCTAGTTCACGATTCAACAATCGATGAAGTAGTAGAGCATTTACTTTCTCTAACTCCCCAAGGTAAATGGACACAAGATGATGGGCAAGATGTACATCTTATTTTAACAGGCGGTGAACCGTTGTTGGCGTGGCAACGACTTTACGTAGAACTATTCGAACACCCACGTATGCAGGACTTAAAGAATGTTACATTTGAAACAAACACTACACAACATTTACATGACGATTTCTACAACTATCTCAACAACCATGATGACCTTACAGTCACTTGGAGCTGTTCCCCGAAACTTAGTGTTTCAGGAGAACGTTGGGAAGATGCTATTAAACCTGACGTTGCTTGGGAGTACCAGTGTGTTACTGATAGCGACATGTATCTCAAGTTCGTTGTCGCTAGCCAAGATGATTTTGCAGAAGTCGAAAAAGCTGTTAGTGCTTATCAAGATGCCGGGGTACAATGTCCAGTATATCTTATGCCGTTGGGCGGACGCAGTGAAGAATATTCCCTCAATGTTAAAGACGTGGCGGAAGCCTGCATGGCGAGAGGGTGGCGATTTACACCAAGACTACACATTTCACTCTTCGGAAATGCCTGGGGAACTTAGGCAAAATGAACAACTACGTAGAGCGATGGAAGCTCCAATAGACTATGAAAAACTAAGGAAACAACTATGAATCAAAACTATATTTTTACGAGCGAAAGTGTTAGCGCAGGACATCCGGATAAGGTCGCAGACCAAATCTCAGATGCTCTAGTTGATGCCGGGTTCAAAGCAGGCGATGAAACAACACGTGTTGCTGTTGAAACACTTGTAACTACCAATCATGTAACATTGGCGGGCGAAGTAAAAAACTTTAACGTAAGCAGAGATGAAGTTAAAGAAATCGTGCGAAACAAAGTTAAAGAAATTGGTTATGAGCAAGAAGGGTTTCATTGGGATAACTTAAATATCTACAATGAGCTACATGAACAAAGCGCAGACATTGCATTGGGAACTGATGATTTTGGTGCAGGCGATCAAGGTATCATGTTTGGATACGCATGTAACGACAACGATGCATATCTCCCAGCGCCTATATACTATGCACATGAAGTTCTTAAAGAACTTAAAACTCAAAGACAGCATGTATTAGGCCCAGATGCTAAATCACAAGTAAGTGTACAGTACGATGGCGGACGTGTACAGCGTATCGACCAAGTTGTTATTAGTACACAGCACGGAGAAGGACAAGTAGAGCAAGCAAGAAATATTAGTAAACTTGCTGCAATGAATGTATTAGGAGATTTGATTGATGATAAAACTGTATGGCACCTTAATCCTACTGGTAACTTTGTTATTGGTGGGCCCGACGGTGATGCTGGTGTTACTGGGCGTAAAATTATCGTGGATACTTATGGCGGATTTGCTCCTCATGGCGGAGGTGCTTTTAGTGGCAAAGATCCTACAAAAGTTGATAGGTCAGCAGCATACATGGCTCGCTGGCTCGCTAAAAATGTGGTAGCAGATGAAATGGCAGACTGGTGTAACATTCAGTTGTCGTATGCTATTGGTGTAAAGCAACCAACAAGTATCTATGTTGAGTCTAATGGATACAGCAAGAGTATTGAAAAGTTTATTCGTGAAAATATTGATCTAAGTCCAAAAGGGATCATTGATCGTTTCGATATGTTTAATTTTTATAACTACAGTGAGAACTGTGTATACGGACACTTTGGTAATAAAGATGTGCCGTGGGAAAAGATTGGATGGTAATATGAGTCATTACAAAACAAATGAAGAACAAGAAACTATCACAGTTGAAGAGTTTGTTAACGAGTGGTATAATGATAAAGACTATCTCTTAGTAGATATAAGAGAGGACGGCGAGAAGACAGAACTAGGTGCCATTAAAAATGCATTTAATATATCAATGTATGATATACCGGATCAAATTAATATGGCACCAACTTACATTGTATGTATCATGTGCTGTGATAATGGAGCACGGTCTGAGCAAGTAGTAAAATACTTTAAAAATAATGATTATAATAATATGTTTGCATTGGTCGGAGGTATTGAAAAATTATTCGAAACTTTGCCAGAATTGAAGGTGTAATATGAATATTTTTAAACCCAAGACTTGGTTTATGACTGATGAAGAAATCAAGCGAAGTGAAGCAAGACAAATCGAAAACGAAAAAGTCATGGAAGAACGTATATCTGAGATTGATTTAGAATTTGGTCGTATCACCCAAGATGAACACGCTAAAAAAGTAGCAACCTTAAATGGCGATCCGTATGTGAAAGTTCTTAATATTGATTTAGATGAAAATGCACCTGGTGCTGGATTCTTTGAACTAGATTTCAATGAACATTTCGTAGAGTATCTAGCTAATAGTGGGTACGAAGGCATAGAGCCAGATGAAATCGTAGATAACTGGTTCAACGACTTGTGCAAGAATATTGTACTAAATGACTTAGAAGATGAAACGGGTGACCCACGTAGCTTCGATGTAGCGAGTAAAGAAGGCTTAATCATTAATCGTTTAAAAACTGATAATGGAACCGCAGAATACTCTTGACACCAACTCAATAAACGTGTAAGATAGAATCAAATTACAATAGAGGATTATTAATGGCTACTTTTATTATTGTTGACAGTCTCAACATGTTTCACCGAGCAAAGCATGTAGCACATCGTGGTGCTGATATCGATACTAAGATCGGTATGGCGTTCCACATTATGATGTCTAGCGTTAAGATGTGCTACAATATGTTTGATGCTGATCACGCTGTATTCTGTTTAGAAGGTCGCTCATGGCGTAAAGACTTTTACACTCCATATAAAGCACAACGTAAAGTAGCACAACAAGCTAAATCGGTGCGTGAACAAGAAGAAGATGGCATCATGTTCGGTGCGTATGACAGTCTCGTAGAGTTTGTCGAAACACGTACTAACTGCACAGTACTTCAGAATAAAGAAGCAGAGGCAGATGATATGATTGCTCTATTCATTGCATCACATCCCAATGATCATCACATTATCGTATCAAGTGATAGTGATTATCAACAGTTAATTTGTGATAACGTAACACTATATGATGGTGTTCAAAATCGTATCATCACACCTGATGGTTACTTTAAAGATGATAAGAAGCGCACTCCGATCAAAGACAAAAAGACTAAAGAGGTTCTCCCTCCCCCCGACCCTGAGTGGTTGTTGTTTGAGAAATGTATCCGTGGCGATACATCAGATAATATCTTTTCAGCATATCCAGGTTGTCGCACGAAAGGGACTAAGAATAAAGTCGGTATGATTGAAGCATTTGAAGACCGCAATACAGGTGGCTTTAGTTGGAATAACTTTATGCTACAACGTTGGACAGATCATAACGGCGAAGAACATGTAGTGCGTGATATGTATGAGCGCAATAAGACACTTATTGACTTGACTGAACAGCCGTATGATCTTAAAGTTAAGTTCCTTGAGACTATTGCAGAACGCAGTGTTCCCAAGAATAAGACAGGGGTAGGCATGCACTTTCTTAAATGGTGTGGAATATGGGACTTACAGAACTTAGCTAAAGCTCCTGATGAAATGGCAGCTATTCTTAACAAGGGTTACCCACATGCTTAGATACATCTTTGATGTAGATGGGACACTTACACCAAGTAGATGTGCTATTGATCCAAAGTTTTTACGATTTATGCTGAAATTCTGCAAAGAGAATTATGTATACTTTGCTACAGGCAGTGACGCACCGAAGACTATCGAACAAGTTGGTGATATGTTATTCAACAGTGTAACACGTTCTTATAACTGTAATGGTAACTCTGTATGGGAAAAGGGTATTAATATCCGTAATAATCCATGGAAACTTCCTGACCTTGCAAGAACTTTTTTAATTAGTTGCGAATACGAAAGTGATTTTAGCATACGCACAGGCAATCATATCGAAGAACGTCCCGGTATGGTAAACTTTAGTGTTGTAGGACGCAATGCAGATGCAGAACAACGTGCGGCATATGTAGACTTCGAAGCGTGTAATGGAGAACGTAGAAAAATTGCAGATGCTTTTAATACAATGTTTCCAGACTTGCAAGCAACTGTAGGTGGCGAGACTGGTATTGACATTGCTCCCACTGGATCAGATAAAAGCCAAATACTTAAAGATTTTACAAAGTCTGATACAATTATATTCTTCGGTGATGCTATCTTTGATGGCGGAAATGATTATACACTAGCACAAGCAATTAAGAAAAAAGGTGTAGGTAGAGCCCATAAAGTATCTGGTTGGGAAGAAACTTACAAAATATTGACAGATGTATACAGTTGAAATAGTAAAAGATAGATTTTGGATTGTAGAAGATGCAGGAATAAAACTTGGACTTATTCGTAAGACTAGGTCTTCTGACTTTGAAGTTATCATGCAGGATGCTCTAGCTATAGAAACTCTACCATTCGATGCTCTTACTTCAAAGTACGGAAGTAAAATTCTTGAATCCAAGCAAGTCAAAAAGATTGAAAGTGTTGAGTATGGGAAAGATTTAGATAGCGTAGATGGGGTACCTATTAAACATCACGGTCATAATAAACAATGGATAGAAATATCTGATAAGTCAGTACCAGTATATACTAAAACTGAAAATTCAAAAGTAATGTATGCTGCTGGTTATTATGGGTTAAAGTTCCCAGAAGCAGGATGGAAGAACGTATATTGTGTAAAAGCAGAGACACTAAATAACTATGATTTCATCGGCCCATTCAACTCTAAAACACAATTAGAAGCAGAGATACATCGTACTAATGTACAGTAATATAAAAAAATTCATAGCAATTGTCAATCGTGCATCATTAAAAGATGAAAAGCATGTGCGTATGACAACCGCAGATGCGACTAAACTAAACACTGAGATTAGTTTATTATTGCTAGAACTAAAAGAAAGTGAGCGCCCTGCTCGTATAACAACATTAGACGGAGGAAAATTCTAATGCCAGATTTTAACGCAGTAATGATTATCGGTCATTTCGTAGTAAGTGTATTCAATGTACCACTAGGACAACCATTGTATCAGTTCGTACCATTTCCAAATATGGAAATCTGTCAGGAACACGTACAATATCAAGTTACACCACAAACAGGACATCAAATGAGTCTTGAATATAAAATGTACAAAAATGCACAGTGTGTAACACGCGAAGAGTTTGAAGCTCAGATGAATGCTCAGAGACAACAGCAAGCTCCTGTTGCTCCACAAGATATGTTGCCTGATATAACTCCAATCATCCCAAAAGGCTGGGAGCAAAAGTAAAAGATAAATACTAGGTAATAATAAATTATTTAGGAAACTAGTACATGTCATTTTTAAAAAAAGTAGTAAACTTTATCGCAGACGCAATTAAATCAACATGGATTTATACAAAACTAGAATACATCATCAAACGCCCACTCTTATTAATTCTAGTACTACTAGTCTTAGTACTTTCTTATAATCAGGGAAATATGTATTATGAACAATATGCAGCAGAATACAAGCGTTTAAATTCTGAAAAGAAAAAAGATGCAGATGATACGTCTGATAATCTAGTATTCAAAAAAGTAGACGACTTTTTATATACATTGACAGGTTCAGTTGGAGAAGGCGACTGTGATAGAATTTCACCGTTGATGCCTTCAGATTTTACTCTTATTTTAGAAAGCCCAGGCGGCAATCTAGCAGAAGGATCGTGTCTTGCGGCTCACATTAAATTAAGAAATGTTGTTACTGTTGTTCGTAATACTCCAGTAATGAACGCAGAAGGCAAAATAATCTATGCGCCAGGCGAAGTAGGCGCAGAGTTAGGAATTGACCATCTAAAGGATAAAGTAGTATGTGCATCAGCATGTGGTTTACTATTCTTAGGTGGCGATAGACGATATCTTATTGGAGATGTTTGGTTCGGTATTCACGGTCCAGGTACTCCAGCAGAATTTGTCAGCAAAATGAATCCAATGCAAGCTGAATCCGGTGCATACCGCACTGCTTCTAACTTGTTAGGATTACTAGAGCGACTGGGCGTTGAAGATCCGGAAGTTCGTAAACTATTTGTTCAGATACCAAATCAAACAATGTATTGGTTAAAGCCAGGAGACTTTGAGATTAAACCAAATCTTATTAAACTAGCTACTAACTATGTAGATTTTTGGGATCTAACAACAGCGACATTGGATCCAATCTAAGTCGCTCTAACGGAGGACTAAAATATGCTAAAGAGTTTCTTTGCAACGTCCGACCGCGCTTTATATGCTTGGCTAATGCTTGCTTGGCTACTATTCATCGGTTGGTATAACGTACAAATTCTCGTATACTACAACGCATGGAACCGAGAGTTCTATGACGCAATTCAGACGCTACAAGAAGAAAGATTTTGGCAACTGTTCTGGAGTTTTGATCTAGCACGTTTCATTGATTTTTTAACTTTTAATATGGATGAAACAACAACAGTACCAAGTTTCTTAGAAATCTTGCTTATATATGTACCGATGGCAACATACGCAACGTGGCAAACACAGCGTTATACATTTGCTTGGCGTGAAGCGAACACATACTACTATCTACGCAGATGGGAAACATCGACTGCAAAGATTGAGGGTGGTTCACAGCGTATCCAAGAAGACTTAATGATTTTCGGTAAGACACTGCAATCTCTATTCACTGGCTTTGTAAACAAGATTTTCATTCTTGCTGCATTTATCCCAGTACTATGGACGCTAAGTGAGGGTCTACCTATCTGGAACGGTCAAATCATTCCTGGCTTCTTAGTATGGGCCGCACTAACTATGAGTATCGGTGGCACACTATTGTCATTTTTACTAGGTATTAAACTACCAGGTCTAGAATATAGAAATCAAGTTGTTGAAGCTAAGTTTCGTAAGAAGCTAGTATATTCAGAAGATGATTTCAGTGAACGTCTAACCGCAGACTTGTTCCCAATGTTTGCAGCAGTTAAGCGTAACTACTATCGTCTATTCAACTACTACATGGGATTTGGTGTATGGCAAACAGGCTTCTCACTACTAGCAGGTAACGTTGCTATCATCGTACTAGCACCAAGTTACTTCGCACAGTTGATTACATTCGGTGTTCTTATTCAGGTGCTTAATGCATTTGGTCGAGTAGAGGGTGCTTTGACATTCTTTATCGATAGATGGACAACGATTGTTGACTTTCAGTCAGTTATCAAACGTTTGAATGAATTCAATCGTGTACTTGATGATGCTGAAAAAGAAGCAGAAGCATAAAATTAATTGGACGGCTACTTAGTCGTCCAATATTCTTCCCACTCTGGGAAGTAATCAAATACACGCTTTCCAAAGATTTCATCTAATCTATCAGTGTATCTACAAAAATTATCCCATTCATCTTGA